GACGCGAAGCGGTTCGGCGGTACTGAGATCGCACAAGGGACGCGCGTGATTGTCTTCCTGGGCGATTCGCTCCCCTCGGGAATCATCCCTGAGACCGAAGACCGCGTCATCGCCGAAGGGTCGACCTTCCATCTCACCGGCCCTATCGTGCGTGACCCGGCTGCTGCTACCTACGTCTGTGAAATCCGCGTCTGATGGCCGAGTTCAATTACAGCGAAGCGCGGATCGAAGCCCTACTGTCTCGAGCAGAGGACATCTTTCGTCAGCGCTTCTTGGCTGCTATCGCTCAGATTCGTAACAGTGTGAGCGTGGCGCGTCTGGAAGAGCTTCTGAGTTTCGGCCAGTTCGAAGAGGCACTCATCGAGGCGGAGGTCGCTGCGACGAACATCGCCAATGCCTACGTCACGGCCTACGTCCTTGCAGCCGAAGACGTCATGGGCTTCATTTCAAGCTCACTTGGCATCACGATTCGTTTTGACCAGGTCAACGTCCGCGCCGTCAACGAGATGCGCGAGAACACGCTGCGTCTGATCCGTGAGTTCACTTCTGGGCAACGTGCCACCACGCGCGCCGCGCTTGTGGAGGGTATCCGAGCCGGCCTGAATCCTCGCGCTCAGGCGGAGCTGTTCCGACAGAGCATCGGCCTCACGGTCAATCAGATGCGAGCGGTCGCCAACTTCCGGCGTGCTCTGGAATCCAACAGTGCCATCGCGCTGCAACGTGTTCTGCGCGACCGCCGATTCGACCCGGCCATTCAGCGTGCGCTCAACGCCGGGGAGCCGCTCTCGCAAGCTCAGATCGACCGGATGGTGCAGCGGTACTACGAGAATTCTATCGCTCACCGCGCCCGGGTCATCGCGCGCACCGAATCCCTGGGGGCCGTCCACCTTGGCAGCGATGCGGGGTTCGCCCAGGCGATCGAGGCAGGGCTGATTGACCCGGATCTGAGCCAAACCTGGCACACCGCGGGCGACGGCCGAGTGCGACATCCTGCCCACACGTTCATGAACGGACAAGTTCGCCCCTTTGGGCAACCCTTCGTCTCGGGCATTGGGGGCCTACTTCGGTATCCTGGCGATAGTCGCGCGTCAGCCGCAGACACCGTCCAGTGCCGATGCGCCAAGTCAACTCGATTCACGTCCGACATCCCTGATGCTGTGCCCGCATGACTAGCCACAAGAGGTCCAAGGATCGGCGCCGTCGAAAGCGTCGGGGTAAACGCGGAGGCTCCACGTACAAAACCGCAAAACCTAGGGGTAGCGCGAAGGCGGAGGATTCTGCTATCATCTTGACGTCGGATGAAAAATCCGCGAAAACAGTACCTATGTTGAAGCGTCTGGAATGCAAGGTCGCGAAAGTCGACGAGAGTCTCGGCCTCGTCTTCGGATGGGCGATCATCTGTAGCGAGGGCGGTCAGCCTTACGTTGACACACAAGACGACTGGATTCCCGATGAGGCCATGCTCAAGGCCTCGACCAAGTTCGCGAAGGGCAATCGCCAGGGCGGTGATATGCACCGCTGCGAAGACGGTCAGGTCGTACACACCATGCCACTCACAGCCGAGATCGCCAAAGCGTTCGAGATCGAATGCGACAAGACTGGCTGGATGATCGCGATGGAGCCTAACAACCAGGAGACGCTTGCGAAATTCAGTTCCGGAGAACGGACTGGATTCAGCATTGGTGGCTCGCGGATCAGAGACACTGAGGTAACACTGTGAAGACCAAGGCGCGCAAAATCAACCGTATGGATGAGTTCGAGATCAACGAGGTCAGCTCCGTCGATCTTCCGGCGCAACTCCCCGCCCGAGCGCTCCTCATGAAAGCGCTAGAGGACAGCGAGATCGCCAAGCGAGTTCGACTCGTCAGTGTTGCAGATGGCCACCAGCATCTCATTGATCTCTCCGGTGATCACGGCGAGACGTCCTGGGACATGGCCGAAGGCAACGAGTTCAACCACTCGCACCCCTGGGTGCGGAACGACGACAACAGCATCACCATCGGCCTATCTGATGGGCACACGCACACCGTGATCGAGAAGCGACTCACGGAAAAAGACCTGACGACGTTGTCAGGCGAACCCGCCAGTTCCGGCGGCGGTCAAACCACAGAGGATATTCTGATGAAGACCAAGACTGATGAAGAGATCGCCGCCGCTGAAGCCAACGCCGCGGTTGAAAAGCGCATCGAGAAGCTGGAGGGTGACCTGGCCAAGGCCAGTGCTCTCGCCAGCCTCACCGATGTGCAGAAGGCACATTACGGGGCTCTGCCCTCCGACGATCAGGACGGGTTCCTGAAAGCCTCCCCCGAAGAGCGTCAAGCCCAGGTCGAAAAGGCCGCAGGCGACGACCCGGTGGTTTACACCACGCTCGACGGTCAGGAGATCCGCAAGTCCAACGGTTCCCTCGTACTCTCCCTCGCCAAGCGCGCGGACAAGAACGAAGCGGACCTCGCGGTGGAGAAGGTTGCGCGCGAGCGTGAGACCTTCGCCAAGCGGGCCAAAGAAGAGCTTGGCAACCTTCCGGGCGACGAGTCCGCGCAGGTAGCTCTGCTCAAGGCCGTAGCCGGTATTCCCGGTGAAGCCGATCGCAAGGCCGTAGGCGAGATGCTCGCCGCGGCCAACGAGGGCATTTCCAAGGGCTTCCAGGTTGCCGGTAGCATTACCGGCGAAGAAGGTGGACCGACCGAAGCCGAAGCGAAGCTCTCCAAGCTCGCCGAGGCCCGTGCTGAGAAAAACGGCGTCACGTTCGAAAAGGCTTACTCCGACGTCCTCCAGACGCCGGCCGGCCGCGAACTCTACATTCAGTCCAAGCGCAGCTAGGAGGACTATCCAATGTCTGCACAAGAACAAGTCCAGAGTGTCACTCTGGAAGCCGGCGCTGACCTCAGCGCCGATCAATTCAAGTTCGTCCTCGTCGCGGCTGACGGTCAGATCGACCTTGTCGGCGCGGCCGGCGGTGACGTCGATGGCGTGCTCCTCAATGATCCCTCCGCTGTTGGTCAGGCTGCCACGATGCAGTACGCCGGTCGTGCGAAGGTGGTCATCGGTGTCGGCGACATTGTCGCTGGCGACCTCGTTCAGTCCGACGCCTTGGGTCTCGCGATCCTCGGCACCACGGGCGACCACATCTTGGGCAAGTGCCTCGTCGGGGGCGCCGCTGGCGAACTCTGTGAGATGCTGTTCAATCCCCGCGGCATCCTGTAGGGCGTAAGGAGCTACTACCATGGCCATTCACGAAGCGGACCGCATGGTCCGAAAAGCACAGCCGACTCAATCGGCTGTTCACGTCGATCGCCCGCTCACCAACATGAGCTTGGCGATTTTCCAGGAAGAGTCCAAGTTCCTTGCGGACCAGGTCTTCCCGATGATTCCCGTCTCGAAGCAGTCGGACCTCTACCGCACCTACGCGGAAGAGCACTTCAACCGCGACCAGATGAAGAAGCGTGCCCCCGGCACGGAAACCCAAGGCGTCGGCTACGAAACGTCGACTCGTCCGTACTTCGCTGATGTGTGGGGTCTTCACCACGACATTGACGAACAGACTGAAGAGAATGCGGACGATGAAGTCGATCTCGACTTTGAGGCTACGACTCTCCTGACCTACCAAGCTCTTATCAACCGTGAGCGACAGTGGGCGTTGAAGTTCTTCCAGGCTGGTGCGTGGACGAACGAATCGAGTCCGACCAACTGGGTCGGTGGTCCAACCTCGACTGGCGATCCCATCGGTGACGTCGAAGTCGCATCGCTCGCGATGCTGGCTCGCTCGGGCTACCGCCCGAACACGATGGTCATGGGTGCGGCTGTCTGGTCTCAGGTCAAGCAACACTCAGACATCATCGACCGCGTCAACCGCGGCCAGACGACCGGTCCTGCCGAGGTCATGCGTGGGACGTTTGCTGCCTTGACCGAGATCCCGCGTATCCTCGTTGCTGAGTCGATCTTCAACTCTGCAGCGGAAGGTGCCGCGAACTCTCCGGGCTTCATCTACGACGACCACGTCCTCTTGCTGTACGTTGCTCCGCGTCCCGGCCGTTACACGCCGTCCGCGGGCTACACCTTCTCCTGGCGTGGCCTCTCGGGCTCCAGCGTTGCCGGCACCCGTATGTCGCGCTTCGAGGATCCCAAGACCCGTAGCCGTCGCATCGAGATCGAATCCTCGTACGTCCAGGAACAGATTTCCGACACCCTCGGAACCATGCTTCTCGACCTGACGAGCTAGATATGCTCGTCAGCCGCCAGCTCTCGTACTCCGTGCTCAAGCCCTTTCGGTACTCCGGACGGGGCTATGAGCCCGGAGACGTGTTCAACGCGCGTCGGGCCGATCCCCGAATGGGTCGGCTCCGTCAGTGGTGTGCCGAAGGCGTTCTTGGCCCTCTGAGTGAAAAGCCGAAGCCGGAATCCGAAGACCGCAAGCCTTCTGAGTCCCAACTCGCCGCTCTTGAGTCGCTGGCTGAGGCCAACGGTGCCAGTGATCCCGAAGGGGAGCAGCTCGAAGACCTGCCCGACGAGGACGAGGACTTCGAGGAGTAGCCATGGTTGTCACCACGTCCGTCCGCGTCGTCGTGCAAGACCTCCGGGGCTTCACAGAGAGGTTGGTGCAACGTCTTGCGCTCAACGTCACTGCGAACCTCATCGAGGACACGCCGGTCGACACGGGCTGGGCGCGATCCAACTGGGTGCCGAATATCGGTAGCCCACGTAAAAAGCCTGCAGGCGTTCGCCCCACCAGCAGGGGCGCCCCTGGGCTAGATTCCGCACCCCAGGCAGCAGGTCAAGTCGCCATCGCAGGCTACCGTTTGGGCCCTTCCATCTTCATCAGCAACAACGTCCCGTACATCAAGAAGCTGAATGCAGGTTCGAGCCGGAAAGCGCCGGCTGCCTTCATCCAGAGCGCGATCCTGCGAGCCGTGAAAGCAACCGTGAGCCGATCCCGATGACCACCATCGACGAAGCACGCGAGGCCGTCTACCAGGCCTTCGATGCAGGCTGGGGTAGCCGAACACTCCGGCAGTTGGAAGGTGTCAAGTTCGATGAGCCCGGAGTAGATGTCGAATGGATCCGTGTCGTTGTCCGCAATCTCACCGGAACAACTGAAACCATGGGCGATGTTGACCAGAAGAAGCATCGCCGGAACGCCCTAGTCCTCATGTCAGTCTTCACTCCTGCAGAACAAGGCATGAAATCAGCGGCCGAGCACGCGCAATTCGCGCTAGACATCTTCGAGAGCAAGAATGTCACTGTCCCTGGTGGCAGTGAGAGACTCGACTTCATCGCAGGAGACGTTCGAGAAATCCCGCTGGACGAAGATGACAAGTCCCGCATGACCGAAGTCGAAGTCCCCTTCGACTACACACAGACCAAGTAACGGAGGTGCCACCATGAGTAGGCAATTGACCAACAACATCAGCCTCGCCTACAGCGTAGAGGCGACCTTTGGTGTCCTCAACCCCTCGGGAGAGTGGATTCTCCTGGAGCCGAACGACATCAGCACTTTCGGCGCGACGATCACCACGGTCTCGCGCAACCCGATCTCCCGGACACGACAGCGCCGAAAGGGCACCGTCGTGGACCTGGACTCCGCGGCCGAGTTCGAGCACGACCTCACCAAGGAGGTCTTCATCAACTTCGCCGAGGGCTTCGTCTTCGCGAACTTCCTGGGGGTCCAGCTCGAACGACCGACCGCGACAACCACGCTCGCCTTCACCGTGCCCGCGGGTCCGACGCTGGTAGTCGACGACCTCGTCTTCGCGGTGGGTTTCGCTGACGCAGTCAACAACGGCCTGCATGTCGTGAACGCTGTGCCGTCCGCGACTAGCGTGCCTGTGGTGACTACGCTGGTGGCTGACGCAGTCATCGCGACGGAGGAGAACGCGACGCTCGAGGTCTGTGGTCGACGCGGAACGCTGAGTGACCTGGACCTGGATGTGACGGGTACCGTCGCGACGCTCACAAGCGCCGTGGCCGAAGACTTCACGACCATGGGCCTTGAGCTCGGGCAGCTCATCCACATCGGCGGTGTCCTGCAGGCCAACCAGTTCGATAGCGCTGGCGCTGGGATGCAGGGCTACATGCGCCTGACTTCGATCTCGGCTCTGGTACTTGTGGGTGACAAGGTGAGCTCCACGTTGTCAACCGACGACGGCGTTGGCGACACGGTCGACATTCTGTTCGGCCGCTTCCTCAAGAACGTCGCGACCGACGATGGCGACTTCGTCGAGCGCTCCTACCAGTTCGAGGCTGCCTACACGACCCTCGGTGCCGGCGACACGCCGCGTTTCGAGTACAGTCTGGGCAACTTCGCGAACACCATGGCTCTCGCCCTGCCGCTCGCGGACAAGGCGCTGGTGACCTTCGGCTTCATTGGTACGGACACCGACGTCCCGACCGCAGTGCGAGCCACCAACGCGGCCACGCCCACGGTGACCCGTCAAACGGCTGCCTACAATACATCCGCCGACATCCTCCGGTTGCGCATCCTGCAGCTTGACGAGACCGGCATCACGACTTGCTTCAAGGACGTGACCCTGACCCTGGGCAATGAGGTCACTCCTGAGAAGTGCCTGGCGACCCTTGGGGCACTGTTCATGAACACAGGCAACTTCCTCGTCGACCTGGAGGGGCAGATCCTCTTCACGGATGAGGCTGTCGCCACCGCGGTCCGTGACAATGAGACCGTGAGCATGGACATCCTCCTGCGGAACGAGGACGGTGCCCTCAGCATCGACATCCCGGCTATGACCTTGGGTGGTGGTGACAAGGAGTTCCCGGTCAACGAGAGCGTCCTGATGAACCTCACAGGAGAGGCGTTCGGGGATCCCACCTTGGACACCAGCATCGGGATCTCCCTCTTCCCCGTCGTGCCGGCTGCCGCTTGACGGACTGAGCTAGGACTGCTGTAATGGACGGGCGGCTCAGAGCCGCCCGTTTCCGTATCCCCCTGACCCCAAGAGGAACCATGAGATTCTCCAATCTGGCCGGCGCCCAAGTGACCGGCGACTCGACCGCTGTCTTCATCTTCTACGACCTCCCTGGCGAGCCCTGGGTGCGCGTGAGGGCCGGAGGCGACCTCAACCGCCCCTACTTCGGTGCGATCCTTGCAAAGAGCGCCAAGAATCGTAAGCGGCTCATGAAGGGCAAGATCGACGCCTCGATGCTGGACGAGAACCGGCAACTTGACCGTGAGCTCTACCCGAAGTATCTCGACGGCGGTGAGTGGGGCGGCTGGCAGGAAGCAATCCCGAACGAGGATCCGGACGCGAAGCCGGAGTTCCGTGAGGTTCCCTACTCGGCCGAAGGCTTCCGTGAACTCTGCGAGCAGCTTCCGGCCGACCTCTTCGACGAGCTCCGGGGCTTCTGCAACGAGCCGGCGAACTACCGGGACGAGGAAGATCCGGACGAGGACGACATCGAGGCTCTCTCGGGAAACTGAAAGAGCAGCTCATCTACATCCTTCAATGGCAGAAGGATGGGTGGGCTGCTGAGGTACTGATCGAACGAGGGGCTCCCATCCCTAAGTGGATGCAAGATGAGCCCCAGCCGTTCCTCGGGGACGACTTCTACATGAAGGCGTTCTGGGACCTTTCAACTGAGAGGCAGCTAGGCATGACTGCGGGTCCGATTCCCTGGACTCGCATCCAGGCCTACGCTTGCGCTTGCGAGCTATCTTCGTCTATGATGAAGGTGTTCGAGGCTGTCATTCGAGCCATGGACTCGACCTATATGGAAGAGGCCGAAAAGGCACGGAAGAAGTCAGCCAAGAACAAGCGCGGTGCAGCCCAGAGCTATATCGGCGACACCCGCGAGCGTAAGGCCAAGACATGACCGTTTTTCGTATCGACGTTTTGATTTCCCCGAAGAAGGCAGTCTCGGGTACGAAACGAGTCGGTAAGGAACTAGACAGGACCAAGAAGAAGGCCCGGAGCCTGGAGAGCCAGCTCAAGAAGGCCTTCGCGTTCATCGGCATCGCCTTCGTCGTCAAGGAACTCGCTGCACTTGGCGACGCCTTCACGAACCTGCAGAACCGTCTGCGAGTCGTCACCACCAGCCAGCGTGAGCTGGTCACGGTCACGGAGGATCTGCTGCAGGTTGCGAACCGCAGCCGTTCTAGCTTCCAGTCGACAGCGGAGCTGTACTCCAGGATGGCGCTCGCCACGCGCGAGCTCAACCTAGAGGGTGCGAACCTGATCACCATTACGGAGTCGATCAACAAGGCGATCATTCTCTCTGGTGCGAGCGCGAAGGAAGCGAACAACGGCCTTATCCAGTTGAGCCAGGGCTTGGCCAGTGGACGGCTGACCGGCGACGAACTTCGTTCGACGTTGGAGCAGCTCCCGATTGTGGCTGACGTCATCGCCAAACAACTTGGTGTCACGCGGGGTGAGCTGCGTGCCTTGGGCGCCGAGGGTAAGATTACGTCCATCAAGATCATTCGCGCCTTCCAGAATGCGGAAGCGGAACTCGAAGCCAAGTTCGCGAAGACTGTCCCGACTCTCAGTCAGTCTTTCGTGGTGCTGCGTAACAACGTCGTAGCGTTCATCGGCCGAATCAACGAAGGCACTGGCATCCTTCGCGGGTTCGGTAATGTGATTCGAGGCATCGGCACGAACCTGGCAATCATCACCAAGAGCCTCGCCCTCTTGGGTGTCACGCTGGCTGCGATCAAGTTCGCGCCGGCGATCCAAGGCTTCTTCGCTCTCCAGGCTGCCGCCAAGAAGGGAACGCTCACGATCCTCGGCTCTGTCACGGCGATAAAAGCTCAGACAGCTTTCCTCGCCGAACAGGCCGTAGCCGAGGCTGCGTCCGCACGGGCAACGGCCTTCAAGACTCAGGCAGTCATCACTCAGATCCAGGCCGAAAGGGCTCGAGCCGTTGTCATCGCCGGTTCGAGCCAAGCGATGCTCGCTCAGGCTGCGATTGAGAAGCAACTGTCCGCACTCAAAAAGAGGCTGATCGTTGAGGAAAACGCCTACGCTGCTGCGCAACTCAGGTCTGCCGCGGCGACCGCGACTGCGAACGCCCAGGCCAATATCCTCACTCGGACGCTTGTGCGTCTCAAGGTAGCCATACTTTCACTGAACAAAGCCATCGCTGCCAACCTGATCGGCATTTTCGTTGTAGCCATAGCTGCCGCAGTCGCGGCGCTCATCATCTTCCGTAACGACATCAAGCTCACGAAGGATGGCCTAGGCACGCTGGGTGACTTCTTCGCTGAGTTCTTTGATCAACTCAAGATCGCGCTGGGTGTCCTCGGTGACTTCTTCTCCGATGCTTTCGAGCCTCTCGTTGTGGCGGTCAAGGACGCTCTCAATATCATCGACTTCGAATTCGCAGACCTTATCCGCGTCCCGGCTCTGTTCGTTGACCGCACCATCGGCTTGTTCCTTGGCCTGTTTAGCTCGATCGTTTCCATCTTCAAGTCACTGCCGAAAGTCCTCGGCAGTGCCTTCATCATCACAGTCAATGGGATCATTGACTCTATCGAGTTCCTGCCCGATGTCTTCATCGGTGTGGTCAAGACTATCGGCCAGATCCTCGGTATCTTCATCACTGGCCAGATCCGTGCGTTGGAGCTGCTCGCTCAAGCTGCTCAGGCCAGTCTCCAACTTCGTCCCGGTCTAGCCGCTAGTCTTGCTGCCGAGGCGGGCGAGGAATCGGCGCGTGCCTTCGAGCGCGCGACGACTGGAGTAGGTGACCGCTTCGCGCAGAACATCAAGAAGGAGCTGGACAACGAACTGATCAAGCGGTTGGAGAATCCGTTCAAGAATGCCTTTAGCGAACTTGGCTCAACGGCGCTCAACGCCTTCTCAGACAGTGCAGACTTCTCCGGAGTCCGGGACTTCGTCGAGGGCCTGCTCAAAGGTGCGAACCAACGTGGCGCAGACCGCGCTGCCGCGGACGCAACCGAAGCGAAGGCGGAAGCCGACAGGAAAGCATCCACCGAAGCTCTGGCGCGAGCCGAGGCGATTCAGAAAGTTCTCGTCCCCCTCGCCGAGGAGAACCGTCTCCTGGGCATCGCCATCGACCAAGGTCAGCGCGAGGCCGACATCCAACAGAAGCTCGCGCAGGTCCGTAAGAAGTTGCTCGACGACGGCATCAAGCTGAATCTGCTCCAGGCCCTCTTCACCGAAGGAATCATCCGACAGAACGTCGCGCGAGGCGAGAACCTTGCTCTGCAAAAGCGCCTGGTTCCGGTCGAAGAGCAACTAGCCGAACGCACTCGCATCGCGAACCAGGCCTTCGACGCTGGCGCGATCAGCGCTGCGCAATTCGCTGAGGAGCTCCGCAACATCGACCTGGCCGCGGCCAATGCCGGCAACTCTCTCGGCGATGGGTTCACACGGACCATGGCCAAGATGAAGGAAGAGGCCGAAGACCTCGCCTCCGTCATGGAGGATGTCCTCGGTGCTTCCTTCAACGCGGTGAGTGACGCGCTGGCCGACTTCGCCATAACTGGCCAGTTGAACTTCAAGGAGTTCGCCAAGAGCCTGATCGACGACATCATTCGGATCATCACGAAGCTGCTGGTCCTCAAGGCCATCCAGGCCGCGACGGGTACCGGCGGCATCCCGGCTCCCGTTCCCGACACAGCAGCTCATGGTAGCGGTGCGGCTCGAGCGAACAAGCCCTTCCTGGTCGGCGAAGAGGGGCCGGAAATCTTCACCCCTGGGCAGACGGGCAGTATCACGCCCACGGACCAGACCATCGAGGCCCTCAGCAACGGCGCGGGAAGTGGTGGAGAAACAGTGGTCATTCAGGCGCCAGCTCCGGAAGTCAACGTCAACACGATCGTGGTCGACGACCCGTCGAAGATCCCGACCGGGATCGAGTCACCTGATGGACAACAAGCGGTCCTGAATGTCATCAACCAGAACCGTTCGGCAATAAAGAGGAACATCTCATAATGGCTTGGGTAGAAGGAATTGCCTCTGATTATCGCGACATGCTCGATCAGCTCATCGAGATCGCGACGTCTGACCACGTCGACATCGTCGCGATCGTAGCCGGCGGCACGCTCTACGTCGTAGATGAACTCATCACGCTCACGGACGGCACGCGAACGCATAGCGCGGTCTTCCGCGTGACGTCGGTCTCCGGCGGTGTGATCGACGGCATCCAGATGGAGCAGGGCGGCGCCTACACGGTCGATCCTGACCTGACGGCTACCACAAGCCACACGTCCTCGGGCAGTGGCATCAATGCGACGTTCAACCTCACCATGAACTCGGAGCCCTGGACGGTCGAGCGTCGTGCCCAGGAGGCCGTGAGCGCTACCATCGACGCCGGCGGCACAGGCTATACCGTGGGCGATGATGTCACTCTTCTGATGAACGGTGGTGGAGTCCTAGGCGCCACGGGCGAGTCCCCAGCCTACGCCGTCGCTCCGGTCTTCAACGTGGACACGGTCTCGGGCGGCGTGATCACCGCGGTCTCGCTCGTTACCGCTGGGCATCTGGAGGAGGTCCCCGACGTCAGTGGCACCGCTGGCCTCCAAGCTGACGTCACGGGCGGCACCGGCAACAACGCGGTCCTCACGGTCACCTACCAGGACGTGGCCGCTGCTCAGGAGGATGTCGTGATCCTTTCGGCCCCCGGCGCGGGTGGCTCCGAGCAGATCCTTGTGGGCATCCGCACCTACCAGCGTGAGAGCGTGGACACGTTCAACACGGCTTTCAACTGGCAGCTCTTCGGCATGGTGGACTTCAATGCCGGCCTCGCGTTGCATCAGCAGGGCAACATCAGCTTCGGGGCCGATCCTTCGGACGGAGCGATCGAAACCACCGGTGGTTGCTTCATGGTCCTCAAAGAGGACGACGCTGATCCGGACATCACGTTCTGGGTGAGCAAGAACAACCGCCGAATCATTCTCATCTGCAAGATCGAGACAGCGACGACGGCATACTACTCCTCGATGTACGTCGGCTTCTTGAATCCCTACGCGACGACGGCCGAGAACCCGTACCCGCTGTGGATCCAGGGTTCGTCTTCGCGTGAGAACGCTTGGTGGGGTGACACCGTCATCGGCCGAATCACTGGTCTCTCGGATGCCTTCGCCATCAACGTCAAGCTGAATGGTCCGGCACAGTACCGTGCCTACAACGGCCTATGGTTCTCGGCCTTGAACTACTCTGTCAATGATAGTGGGGCCCCTAGTCGGACTTTCGACCAAGACTTCACGATCTTCCCTTGCGGTGATCCGGCGTTGACTCCTCAGATAGATGACGTCATCTGTGCCACCCCAGCGCTGGGAGGAGACTTCCAGGAGTTTTACCCCAACTTGGGTGTGCCTGGTGTTCCGGATATGCTGCTGAGGCCGACGCCCAATACAGGTGACGACATCCGACTGCTGGTTCCGATCAGCCCCATGGTCACAGACAACCCCTCGGGCCAGACCTTCTACATCCCGCACGGTGAGCTCGACAACTGTTTCTGGATCTCAGCGTCAGACGCTACCACGAATCTCACGTCGGAGGACGTACAGAAGATCGGTGACGTTCGCTACATCGTCTTCCAGAATGGTAACCAAGACGAAGTGTTCAGCTTCTTCTGCATCAAGGCAGGCGAATAGCATGGCGTTCACAACCGGAACCGCGATCGACCTCGAAGGTTTGATCGCTGCAATCAGCACTTTCGTGACGGCCAACGGCTGGGTCGAGAATCGACGTGATAACGTCAATGGGATCATTGGCTGGAGCAAGAACAGTGTCTTCGTCTCTGGCCGGTGGGAGGTTGGTGGGCCACCCGCGGCGCTGTCTTTGCACCAAGCGACTGTGCTCCTTCCCGCGTCTGGTACTGAACCCGGCGACGCCACCGGTGACTCTGGCAACGGATTCAATACCAGTTCATCTCATGCGAATGCGAGCTTGAGGTTGGAGCGCTTCGTCGAGCTGGGCGACGGACCATTCCCTCACTACGCGATCTTCGAGAATGACTCCGGTCCCACCTATGTCCACATCGTCGTCGAGACGAGCACGGACATCTTCGTCCACTTCGGTTTCGGCGAACTCAACAAGGCCGGCGACGGCTGGACCGGCGGTGAATACCTGTACGGCAACACTCATGACTCCGGCACCGAACTCGCCACGACTTCCAACTGGTTGCTCGATGGACTCGCTCAGTCAGTTGTGAGTACAGACGAACGTCAGCAAGCGACCATGCGTATTACCGGGATGCCGAACCAACCTGGCGGCACAATCTGGGGCAACGTCTGGGGCAACAGCCGAACCGATGGAGTGCAGCCGGACGACAGCGCAGCCAACGCGAAGGTTGCTATCCAAGGCGGCTTCCGAGGCGGGCCGTTCGCAACTCCATGGGGAGTGTTCTCCGCTGACAAGACGAGGGGACTCATCCCGATGTACTCCATCGCTTGTTTCTACTTCGACAACACCAACAACCATGCTTACTTCCTGGGCTGGCAAGCTGATGTGCGAGGCGTGAACATCCGAAGCATCGCGCCCAAGGAGGAAATCGTCATCGGCTCAGACACCTGGGTGGTCTACCCGGCGAGGCAACGCGACATCGGTGGGGGCGTTGCGACTACCGCGTTCAACGGTATCGCCTACAAGCAAGTCTCTGCCTGATGGTCGTAAGGGACAATGGTTTGGTGTTCGCGCCCCCCACCGTGATCTTCGGTGGTACGCCGGGGCGTAGGGCTGCTGTCTACGCCAACTTGCGACCCGTGAACACTCTGACTGTTGACGATCCATTGGCGGTGAGTCAGGACCATCCGTTCGTCGAATCTACGATCGTCGGCGGTGTGGGCAAGGTCACTCCGCCGATCATCGAGCGCAGCAACGGCCTCTTGGGAGAGCAAGCGGCAGTCGGGTTCGAGACCTGGTGGGAATGTTTCACGATTATCCCGCGTGACTTCGACTTCGGTAACATCCTGTCGAATCAGAGCGCTCCGCTCGAAGTCTACAGCGCGTTCCGGCGAACCGATCACGACTGGACAGCCTTCGTCAACAACGCCGGTGCCGGCGTGACTCTTCTCGGCCTACCGACGTTTGATCACACCTTCGTGCCACAATCAGATGGTGGTCTGACTCTGACGCTTGAGGTCTCGACCAACGGGCAGCCAGTGGTTGACTCGACCCTAGACTTCGTCTTTGGCACGATCCCCAAGACGATCAATGTACCGATTGAGCTGAACCGAGTCGTCCTCTTCTCGATTCAGCCGGAGCTTCCCTTCACGGAACGTCTGCAGTGGCTCACCGAAGTCGAACCTCACGTCGACGGAACGGAGTTGCGCATCAGTGCGAGAAAGAACCCTCGTCAACTTTTCTCTTGGGACTTCATCTGGGAGGACGATGGCATCGAGCGGTCCTTCTTCCACAACATCCTCTTCGACTGGCAGGCACGGACCTTCGGCCTTCCCATCTGGGACGAGCTCACCCGGCTAACGACCCCGCTGGCAGTCAATGACTCCACGCTGATCGTGCAGTCCACGGATTTCGCGGACTACCGAATCGGCGGTCTAGTTCTAGTGTTCAGCAACCGGAACACCTTCGATGTGCTGGAGCTGTCCAGCACCACACCGACGTCCCTTGTATGTGCCTCGGGCGTACTTAGCACCTATGCCGCTGGCACGTTGGTCATGCCGCTGCGCACCGGGTTCGCCAGGCGTGTGATCCAAGGTAGCCGATTCGTTTCTGGTGTGGCTCGAGCCAAGCTGGAGTTCCGGGTTGGGGACAACGACGTGGACCTGGCTGATACGAGCGCATTCAGTACCTACAAAAGTAAGGTGCTGATCGACGGCTGCAACAATGTGCGGGGCTCGACGGCCGAACAGTCCGAACGGGATATTGTCCTGATGGATAACCCGATTGGCTTGACCGCGCAGTCGTCCCCGTGGGATGTGAGCAAGCGCATCTCGCAGCTTGCTCTCTTGGCGAAGGGCAAGCAAGCACTCTGGGAAGTCCGCGGCCTATTGCACGCTCTCCGCGGCAAACAGATCAGCTTCTATTCTTCGACGTTCTGCGATGACATGGTCATCGACTCGGACATCGCTGCGGGTGTCATCCTCAACGTGGCCAATGCCGGCTACGCACAGTTCGTCCAGGCCCGACAGCCCAGGGACAGCATCCGGATTGTCTACAATGATGGCAGTCCAGATGACCTCCGCGATGTCGTGAGCGCGGCTGTCGTGGACAGCACTCGCGAAACGCTGACACTCGACTCTGCCCTGGGCGTCCACACCCAAGCTACCGTGGAACGGATCATGTTCGTCGAGAAAGTCCGTTGGGATTCTGACGAGATCACCATTCGACATGAGCGTGGAACCATGACGCGCGTAACCGGCCCGGTCAAGACGGTGCTCGAATGACCTTCGCACAGTTCGAAGAGAGCATCGAGAGCTCACAACCGATCGAGGTCTTCCGTTTCTTCCTAGGAGCCGAGACGTTCGAATACACGCCGTCTGAGGATCAACAGGTAGTCGAGACCGTCACCTATGACCCGGAGCCGATGATCCGTAGCAAGATCAGCCAGAGCCCAGAAGATCGCGAGAACCTGGTCATCTTCACAACGGACGGCGAGAACGAGTTCGCGCGTCGCTATATTGCGGTGGTGCCTGGGAGCCGTGCTCGAATCGTGGTCAAGCGCGTGCAACGTCCTGACTTCCCTGGGCCGGAGGTAATTACCCTGTACGAAGGCTTTGTTGTCAGTGTCAAGTTCGAAGAAGACGGCCATATTGCGCGAATCGCCACGCAGCCAATCTCTTCGGCCACGTCGCGGTCGATCCCACGATTCACCTACCAAGGCCTGTGCAACCATGTCCTCTACGACTCGGGCTGCAAGGTTGACGACACGGACACCACGTTCCGACTCAGTGGCACGGTCCTCACGGTCGTGGACGAAACGATTACGGTCCAGGGGGCAGATGGTGAAGTCGATGGCTTCTGGACACAGGGATTCGTTGAGGCCCAAGGTGGCGCTGATGCGCGATTGATTCTGTCCCACACGGGCACGTCTCTCCAGCTTTTGCTACCATTCCCATTCGACCTCGTAGGCGAGACGGTCGTAGTTCTGGCTGGCTGTGACCACACCATCGCGACCTGCGACACCAAGTTCTTCACGCCGGAAGTCGTGACGTCGAATGTGATCAACTACGGTGGCTTCTTCTTCGTCCCCAACCGGAACATCTTCGAGAACGGACTGATCTGAAATGAAGCTCACTAAGTTTCAGAAAGCACAAATCCGTTGGCAGCACGACCCCGAGGCAAAAGCCAGGGGTGGGTTCTGGATCACACTGCTGATCTACATAGTGCTTTTCGTCTTGAGCGAGCTGCTGCGCCCGAAGCCGGATCTGGAGAACGCCAAGCCCGCGGGGTTGGGTGACTTCCAGTTCCCGACTGCGACCCAGGACCGAATCGTACCTTTGCTGTGGGGCACGGTACAGGTCAAGGGGCCGAACGTCGTTTGGTATGGTGACCTTCGCCAAGAGGCCATTCGCGAGAAGATCAAAACTGGCCTCTGGTCGAGCGAGACGATCACCAAGGGATTCAAATACAAGGTCGGCATCCAGTTTGCCTTCTGCCGCGGCGTGGTGGACGAACTTCTGCGCATCTGGATCGGTGATGATCAAGTTTTCAGTGGTAGCGTTACCCATGACACTACACTGACTATCAATAAGCCGAATCTCTTCGGAGGAGATGACCTAGGCAACGGTGGCGTTCAAGGCACACTACGCTTCTTTGAGGGTAGCGAGACGCAGACCGCGTCGACGTACCTGTCTAAGTTTCAGAAAGAGGGCGGCGAGACGCCGGCCTACCGCGGAACTTGCTATCTGACAAGTAACACCAGTCCGGTCTACGTTGGCAATAGCGCGTCGATCAAGCCTTGGAAGTTCGAGCTACGGCGTCTCCCGAACGGTCTCGGCCTAGTCGTAGGTGAGGCCGAGCTCAATGGAGGCAACGATGCCAACCTAGCGAACGTCCTCTACGAAATCTTCACGGATACGGATTGGGGTCTGGGCCAGCCGGTCGCGAAGATCAATATAACGTCGTTCAAAGATGCTGCAGCGACCCTTGCGACCGAGAACAATGGATTCAGCTTTCTCCTAGATCGTCAGATGAAGGCGCTTGACCTGATCGAGTTGATTGAGCAACAGATGAGCGGCAAGGTCTTTTTCAACCAGACCACATCTCAGTGGGAGATAGCCCTAGCTCGAGCCGACTATACCCTCAACGACCTGACAGTCCTCTCCGAGTCCAACATCATAAAGATCAAAGAATTCACAAGAGGCTCCTGGGACGACACGACCAACATTGTTCGGACCAAGTTCTTCAACCGTGCGAACGAGTACCAGGGTACCTTCGGGCTTGCTCAAGACTCGGCGAACATTCGTCTGCAGGATGGGGTCAACGTCTCGACGACTGTCAATGTGCCTGGTGTGAAGGACGCAGCCATAGCGAACGACATCGCTTGGCGTATTCTGCGCACTCTGAGCTATCCGCTGGCGAAGGCTACGTTCATCGTGGACCGGACCTTCTGGGACACGAATCCGGTCGACGTGTTCGCGTTCACCAGTGCGAAGTTCGGCCTGACCAAGCTACCCATGCGCGTGACGCGCGTGGATCTGGGCGACTTGGAGAATAACCAGATCACACTCGACTGCGTCCAGGACGTGTTCTTCTTCCAAGTCGGCAGTGGCGGCGCGGACGGGGGCACCGGCTGGACCGACGATGATGACAACCTGCTGCCGTTCCTAGCAGCCGAACAGGTCGGCTTCGAGGCGCCGAGAGGCTTCGTGGCTCGCAACCCGGACCATGTCGGGTTCCCGGCCCTGATCCACGGCTCCGGCCGACACCGCAGCGTAGAGGTCGGCTACAAGATCGTTGAGCGCCACTCCTCGGGCACCCCCTCGGGCAACTTCGCCATCGCAGGAGAGTCGTTTGGATTCTCCCTGATCGGCGAACTCAACGCTGCCCTGATCGAAGGCCAGACCAGCCCGACGACGACCATCACGATCACGAACACGCCGGACGCCCAGGCTGATCTGATCAGCCGGTTCGAGCAGTTCGATGATGACGTCACGGGTGACCCGCCGTCAGCCGATCGCATCGGCACGGATCTCCTCAACCTGATCTACGTGTGGGATGGTACGAACGACGGCGAATTCATGCTCGTCACGTCGGCTGTCGTCAACGGCGGATCCAACGTGGACATGCAGACCGTGTACCGAGGCGTGCTCGACACGGCGCAACAGGCGTTCGCTGCCGGCGACCAGGTCTTCCTCATCGAGGGTGGTGGGGGCGGTCCGATCCCCGAGACGAACAACGTCCATCTCAAGATGCTGCCGTTCTCTCTGACCGACCAGGTCTTGGAGTCCACGGCGACGCAGATCGCGTTCACCATGGACCGCCGCAACCGGCGTCCATACTGCCCCAGCGAGACCACCATCGGAGTGACACGCTTCGCCACGACGGTCGCCCTGGAGCAACAGGGCTCCGGCCTCGACGGCGTGGGCTTCGCGATCGACTTCATTCGCCGGGACTACCGGATAGGCAACGGAGAGGACGAGATCCCTCCGTTGACCGTAGACGCTGAGACTCTCGACGCCAGCTTCCCCGCGGCGAACAACACGACGCACGACATGGAGCTACGCGAGGACCCGCAGGGCAGCAACATGCTCCTGCACAGCGATGACGGTCTCACCGGCGCGTCCAACGATCAGAACCGAACCACGATCCTGCATGAGAACGTCGGCACCCTGCCGACCAGGCTCCGGGTCGTGTTCGATGCGGTCCACGATGAGAGTGGCGACACCGGCTTGTTGTCTCGACAGCAGCTCATCCACGACTATGACGTGACGAGCTCACTGACGGGCGACTTCGAGTTCGGGGACCTGGACGGCACGCCCGAGATTTCGGCCACCTACACGGTCGACGCGGCCGGCGTCCACAACTTCACGATTGGGACGGCCTTCGCCACGACCGGCGATGTGGAAATCAGCATCAACGGGGCCGGCTTCACCACTCTCATCGCGCAGGGAGGAACCACAGGGTCTACCGGAAGCCTGTCCGTTTCTGATACCATTAGGATCCAGCACACCAGCACCGACTCCAACCACGTCACTCACATTGAGATGCTGGCACCAGGAGCGGGCACCGATGCCTGGGGGATCCTATTCGTCTGATGGAACCGGAAGAGCTGAAAGACCTGATTCGCGAAGCCGTGAGCGATTCTATCGCGAACGGGGACGTCCTCGGCCGAGAGGAGCTGCGCGAGCTGATGCACGACGCGGTCGTGGAGGCGATGTCCACCCTGGGCATCGACGCCCGGAACCCGATGGACGTGCAGCGGGACATGCAGTTCGTCCGCGAGTTGCGGCTCATGTCCGAGTCCGTCAAGAAGAAGACCCTGCTCACCATGGTCGGCCTCTTGGTCGCTGCCCTCCTGGGCGTCGCGTGGCTTGGGGTCAAGTCCTTGCTCTCCTAGCGCCCTCCTGCTACGATCAGGCCTTGCGGGACGAGCCGACTCCTCGTTCTTCATGGGGTGACTAGGTCCCCGTCTCCGGACGGGGACCTTTCTTTTTGCCTTGACCCCTCCAGGATCTTCCTTTATGGTGAGTGCATGACTACTGAATCACCCTCGTCCGTTCGTCATAGTCCCGATTGCCCCTACAAGAATGACCCTGATGACGTAGAGCCGCCGCTCGCGGGTCATGATGGAGTTGTCTGTAAGGGCTGTGGAGGAACTCGTCCTCAAGTGAGTGTATCATTCTCGTAGAATGATTGAGTTCAAAACGAGTCCGTTCGCCCACCAGCTAGAAGAGTTCAACGCCCACAAGGAGACCCCTGCCTGGGGCCTGCTGTGGGAGCCAGGCGTGGGCAAGACGTGGCCGATCCTCAACGAGGCGGCGCATCTCGAGCAGACTGGTGCGATCCGCGGCCTGATGGTGCTGGCGCCCAATGGGGTCCACAGAAATTGGGTCGTTGATCAAATTCCTCAGCACCTCCCTGACGAGCTCCAAGAGCGCACGAAGGTCTTCCTGTGGCAGACGTCAAAGGCCAGCACGCTCGCTCACAGGGCGGCTGCGCAGGCAGTCCTTGACTACGACGGCTTCTCCATCGTGTGCATGAGCTACGACGCGGTCATGACGAAGCTGGGCCGGTCGTTCTGGAAGGCCTACATGGATAGCCGACCGTGCATGTACGCGCTTGACGAGTCGCCCAGGATCAAGACCCCTGGCTCGAAGAGGTCCATGCGGATCTCTGGCTCCAGTAAGGCGTGCCCGTACCGCCGCATCCTTACTGGCACCATCGTTGATGACAAGCCGTTCGACGTCTACAACCAGATTAGGTTCCTTGATCCTACCGTGTGGTTCGAGATCGGCTGTAGCGACTTCGGTGCATTCAAGAACACGTTCGGCATCTGGAAGAAACAGAGCATGCTTTACACGGACAAGGAAGGCAAGGTCAAGGAGCGTGAGTTCCCTATGCTCGTCGAGTACCGGAATCTTGACCTGCTCAAGAGGATCGTCGCTCGCTACGGATCCCGGCTGCGCAAGGAGGACGTACTTGACCTGCCGCCGAAGCTGTACTCGAAGCGCTACTTCGATATGACACCGGCGCAGTGGCGAGCGTACAAGGATCTCCAGGCGCAGCACTTCACGATCCTGGACTCCGGCGAAATGTTGTCGACCGATCTGGCTATCACACGGATACTCAGACTGCAACAGATAACCTCGGGGTATCTTCCGTCCGACGATGACGAGAGTCTCATCCCGCTGGGAGACCGTAACCTACGCGTGGAACTACTCCTGGAGTGTGTGGAAGAAGCCGGACATCAGGTCATCGTGTGGGCGAAGTACAGGCAGGATATTACAGCGATTCTCGCGGCCCTTCGGGACGCGAAAATCGCTGCAGTCCGCTATGATGGCCAGTGCAACGAAACCCAGATGGGCGAAGCCGTTGATTCTTTCAAAGCGGGCGATGCTCAGGTGTTCGTCGCGAACCCTGCGAAGGGAAGCGAAGGACTCACCCTGACGTGCGCGAAGACGATGATCTACTACAACAATGGTTACCGCTTGTCTCGACGGATTCAGAGCGAAGACAGGTTCCACCGGATCGGCCAGACCGATCCGGTCCACATCATCGACCTCGCAGCCGTCGACACCGTGGACACCGCGATCATCGACGTCCTTCGCAAGAAGCACGAAATGGCTGCCTTCGTCCAAGGTGACGAAATACGCGCCTGGATCTGAACCATGTGGTAGGATTCTGCATACTCACACCCCTCTCAGGAGAACCTATGACCAGTCCCGACCTCACCGGAGTCGATTTCGGTGACCACGCTGTCGCCCCCTCGTCCGACAAGCTGGAGCAACTGACCGCCCTTGTGCGGGAACTCGAGATCGCCGAAGTTGCAGTCTCGGAGGCTGCAGCCGTGCTTGCCCAGAGGTCGGCACGGATGCAAGGCATCGTCGAGCACGAACTCCCTGAGCTCATGCTCGAACTCAAACAGCCGATCCTGCACACGTCGGACGGCCGAAAGATCCAGGTCAAGGACGTCGTCCGTGCCAGTCTGCCCGAAGCGAGCCGGCCGAAAGGACATGCGTGGATGATGGAGCACGGCCACGGCGGCAACATCAAGCGCACCGTCGAGGTAGCGTTCGCCGCCTCCGAAGGAAAGCGAGCCAACGACCTGCTCGACAACCTGGAGACTGAGTTCGGTGCCAACGCACGCCAGACCATGAAGGTCGAGTCGTCTACCCTGACGGCCTTCGTGAAGAAGCGCCTCGTAGCCGAAGCCGAGGAAGGCTTCGAGGGTGAAGCACTGCCGAGAGACATCTTCCAGATCCGCGAGTTCAAACACGCGAAGGTCTCGAAGAAATAGGCCACGGCGGGAGCCTTCAATCCCGCGAGTCAACAAACTGTCAACTACGAAGAGGTAAGCCAACCATGGCCACCAAGAAAGCTACGAAAGCCCTCACCACGATCGCCGACGCCGGCGCTCTCGCAACAGTCGACTTCGGCGAGCACGCCGGAACCGGAACGAAGAACATGACGAGCGCCGACCAGGCGATTCCGTTCCTGTCTCTTCTCCAAGCCCTGAGCAAGGTCATCTCCGATCCTTCCAAGAAGGTCGAAGGCGCCGAGCCGGGGATGCTGATGGACTCCGTGTCCAAGCAACTGTACGACGGCACCGAAGGCGTCGTCTTCATTCCCTGCAACACCGCCCGCGTCTACGTGGCGTGGAGGGGCGAGCCGGGAAGCGGGACCATCGTCGGGAAATTCAGCCCGAGCGACGAGGTCGTCAAGGCCGCAGCACGGAGGTTCGCCTTCAACGAGATGGTGACACCGGACGGTGATCGCCTGATCGAGACGTTCTACGTCATCGGTTTTCTGACGTCAGCCGAGAGCCTCGCCGAGCCGACTGGCATGGCGATCATCTCGTTCACGTCCACGAAGATCAAGGCCTACAAGGAGTCGATCGGCGAGATCCGAAAGATCCCCGGCGACGCTCCGCTGTACGCCTTCCCGCTCCGTATCACGTCCGTCGTGAACCCGGCCGCGAAGGGTACGAGCTTCAACTTCCGCCTCATGCCCCTCGGGTATGACGGCAACGTCTTCAAGGACGGCATCGCGGCCAGTGTGATCCTTCCGGCCAGCGACGTCGCCAAGGTCATCTACCCCCTGGGCAAGGCCCTGGCGGATGACTTCGACAACGGCGTGGCCAACATCGCCTTCGACACTGAAGGCGCCGGCGAAGGCGGCACGGGCGGCGAGAACGAGCCCTACTAGACCAAGTAGCTATCTTGGACCCAGGGGGCGGCGGTTGTGTGGATGGAACCGCACGGGAGCTACCCCCACCTTACACGGACCCACGGTGACTGTATGAACGGGTCCAGGCAGGGAAGGGATCACCGACCACCGGCCCTGCCTAGGAGCTACGCCCGTCAGTTTGGTCTCCGGAGGGGGACCACACGTAGCAACCCTCCACCTTACAACTAGAGCACGCACCTAGAGAAAAGTTGTGCGCAAGGGGTTGCCTACGGCCTTTACCAGCCAAACGCAACGTGACCGTGCCCGACTTCTGCCCCGTCTTCGACGAGGCCGAGCTCGCGCTGGTCTAAACCTCCCTCCTGGGCATGAGAATGAAAACTGCCCAACCTCCCCCCATGAAGAAACCCCCGAAACGAATCCCAGTGGCCGCTGCAAAACGCTACGGCGAACAGTATGGTCAGACACAAGTGCTCGTCTTGTCTTTCGGACCCGATGGGAAAACACATGCTGTGAGTTGGGGCAAGACCAAAGTCGACTGCAAAGAGGCTGCGCGTGGGCTACAGCGAATCCTCCAACTCTTCGGGATATCCTGATGGAACAAAGCAACGATCCGATCTTTCAGAGAATTGACGTCCAGGGATGGTTCTTTTGGAACGAGACTTGGTCTGAGAGTTATGGACCCTACGATACCGAAGAGATCGCACGCGAGAATCTACGAGAATACTGCGAGACCTTATGAAGAACGTCTTTCCTGTACTCTTCGCTGCCTTCACCCTTATGTTCCTGTGCATGGGCGAATACTGGGCCGCTAGTGCGACCGGTGTCCTTGCGTGCGCAGCCTGGATATCAGAATCCGGCCTGGCGGCGGACAAGATCCAGCGTGACAAAGACGATCGAGCGCGGGTCGAACAGCTTGCGAAAGATCCGCGAGCCGCCTACCTTGGCATCTGCACTTTCTGTAATCAGAAAGGTTACGGTCCTAGTCGTGCTGGAAAGTGGATTGTTTGTACTGAATGCTTGGGTAACAACTGATGGAATGGACACCCGAACAGCAAGGCGCGATCGACGCTGTGCTCAAGTGGCACGAAGCGCTGTCGCATGGTGACATTCACCAGCCTCCGGTCTTCCGGCTCTTCGGCTACGCCGGCACCGGCAAGACGACGATCGCCAAGGCCATCGCCGAAGCGATCGGTGGCAACGTCATCTTCGCGGCCTTCACTGGCAAGGCTGCGCTTGTGCTCAACTCCAAGGGCTGCTACGGTGCCCGCACGATTCACTCGCTCATCTACATCCCTCGCGCCAAGTGCGCTCAGAAGTTGACGAAGATCCGAGAGCAGATGGAAGCCGAGAAGGACGAAGTTCGTCTCCGAGAACTCCAACTCCTCTTTCGCGAGGAGAGTAAGAACCTCAAGAAGCCGGCGTTCAACCTGAACCTTGAGTCCGAGCTACGTGAGGCGTCGCTCCTGATCCTCGACGAGGTCTCCATGGTCGACATGCAGATCGGCCAAGACCTGGAGAGCTTCGGTTGCCCAATCCTGGCACTTGGAGACCCCGCCCAGCTTCCGCCCGTCCGCGGCACCGGCTACTTTACATGTCAAAAGGCAGATTGCCTTTTGACGGAGATCCACCGGCAAGCCGCTGGATCTCCTATCCTCGCCATGGCCACAGCGGTCCGTGCTGGGCGCTCGCTCAACCTACGGCCCGAGGGGGATGCGAAGGTGGTGAAGAAGAACAGCCTGACAACGGCCGACCTCGCGGCGTTCGATCAAGTCATCTGCGGCCGGAACGTGACGCGGCGCCGAATCAATAGCCGCATCCGAGAGCGCGTCATGGGGATAGACGATCCCCTACCTGTGGTAGGGGATCGGCTAATCTGCCTCCGCAACGACGCCGACACGGGCCTGCTCAACGGCAGCCAGTGGGATGTCGTCGGAGTCGAGGACGACCCCACAGGCGACAAGCTGCTCCTCACCATCGCTGCATCCGGTGAGGAGGATGCTTACTCGTTCACGGTCACAGCCCACAAGCAATACTTCCTGGGCACCGAGGACGAGATCCCCCACTACGAGATCCGCGGCGCTCAGTGCTTCGACTTCGCCTACGCGATCACCTGTCATAAGAGCCAAGGCAGTCAGTATGACTCGGTCTGTATCATAGATGAGAGTTCGTGCTTCCGACAAGATGCGTCTCGTTGGATGTACACGGCTTTGACCCGTGCCGCCAAGACTGTGACGGTGATCCAGTGAAACTCATCTGCAGCCAAGAGGAAGACGCACCTAGCTGCGAACGCTGTGGCCGACCTGTCGGTTGTCGCGTGGTGCAAAATGATGAATCCACAATCTTGTGCTCGTTCTGTCGAGTGCAGGACATTCTTGAGGAAACGAAATGAAGAATAACCAGCTACGAATCAAAATTGGTCCCAACATCAACAAAGACTTCCAGGTCTTTCTTGGAGATGAGGACGTGACTGAGAAACTCTCGGTAAAGTCCGTCGAAATGAAAGCGGGTGCCGACGATGGACTGCTGCATGTCACACTCGATATATATGCCGATGGGGTCGAGATCCTCACTGATGAAGTCGTGCTGCGGGTCGAAGAGTGGCCTCTGCGTCGCTCGTTCCTAGAGCGCCTGCGCATAAGGCTTGGCTGGTGAGTGATCTCGCTGACTACTTCCACGCGCAAGACAAGACCCGTCTTGCGCGTGCGAACGTTGAAACTGCCAGTTCCCGTCTGGAATTGGCATCGATCAAAGAGCGCATGGCGGAACTACGATCTCAGTACGAGCCCCTCTCTAGTCTTCTTCCCGAAGGTGCGTCCACTGCCGACCGTGAGCGCATCCTCGCTGCCATCTTCTACGTCGTCATCGGACGATTTCCCGAATGACCTACGGACCGCAAGTTCCCGAGTGTGACCTGCAGCACGCCGCAAAGTACCGCGGCCCGGGGGAGAGCTTCGAAGAGGCATGCAACCGGCAGGCTGTAGTGCTCGCTCCCGGCGAGCACTACAAACCCTACCGGGAGATCCTGCTCGAACAGCGCTTCTTGGCTGGAGGCCGAATACAGTTGGCCATCGGTAGCACGCGCAACATCACGCCGTACAACTGTCTAGAGGCAGGCACCCGGTTCATTACGAGAGAGCATGGTGTGATTGATCTCTCAACAGCCTATGAATATGGAGAGGTTACGTTGCTCGACGGCAACGGCGAGTGGCAACGAGCAAAGATCAATGAGTTCGGCATCCGCGATCTACGAGAGGTTAGACTCACGTCAGGACGCATCTCCCAAACCGTCTGGGCAACACCAGACCATCGCTGGATCCTTGCAGATGGGTCGGAGTGCGTAACTGGTAACTTGCGTCGAGGTTTGTCGATTGCATACCTTCACGCGCCTGGACTAAAAACAGAACAAGACCGCGGAGAATGCCCCATCAACTATTTGGATGGTCTTGCCCACGGCATCATCTATGGCGATGGCTCATTCCGACGCGCAGGTCGATTCCAGATTCGCCTCTGTGGTGCAAAGGCAACTCTCGAACGATTCCTTCCAGCACTTTCAGTGACCCACCCAAACTCCTGTGGTGGTGATCCGTTCGTGGTGATTGAGTCTGACAGTAATCTCAAAGTGCTACCGCTCGACGTCTCTCCTGCATACTTGCGTGGGTTCATGCGCGGATGGATAGCTACAGACGGCTGCGTATCTACGCAGCCAGAAGTTACAATCTGCATGGCCCCGGACGAGGTCCAGTGGTGCCGACGCTGGGCTCCTGTCGCTGGCTTCCACCCGCTAGGTTGGTCAAAACTCAAGGCCACTACGAATTTTGGAGAGCGCAACAAGGAGTCCGGAAACCTCCGTTTCGACCGCGCATCACTGACGAACGCTGACTTCCTGATGGAGCATCACCGTGATCGGTTCGTGCCTCGAAAAGCTGGTTGGCGCGTAGCTGAGATCGGATCAATACGCAAAGGCATGACGTATTGTCCGCGCGTCAAGTCCACCGACTCGTTTGTTTTGGAGGGTGGAATTCACACTGGTCAGTGTTTTGTGTCGGGGACTATCGCCGACTCGCTGCGAGTCGGCGATGGCTCCATCACCCAACGCCTCGACGAGGCCCTCGCCACCCTCCAGATGGGAGGCGGGATCGGCTACGACTTCTCGACGCTGAGGCCCAGGGGTGCGCTGATCAAGAAGCTACAGACCCACTCCGCGGGGCCGCTTCCCTTCATGGGCATCTTCAACGCCGGCTGCGTCTGCATCTCGGCCGCGAGCCATCGTCGCGGTGCCCAGATGGGGGTTCTGCGCGTCGACCACCCCGACATTGAGGAGTTCGTCCATGCGAAACAGAACACGAACGCGCTGACGGCCTTCAACATCTCGGTCGCGGTGACGGATGAGTTCATGGAAGCTGTCCGTGACGATGCACTCTTCTGGCTACGCTTCGAGGGGCAGAACGTCCGGCAGATCAACGCCCGTGCGTTGTGGGAGACCATCATGCGGTCAACGTGGGATTGGGGTGAGCCCGGTGTCCTCTTCATTGACCGCATCAACGCCGCGAACAATCTGTGGTACTGCGAGACCATCGCGGCCACGAACCCATGTGGAGAGCAGCCGCTCTCGCCCTACGGTGCGTGTCTGTTGGGGTCGTTCAACCTGACGATGTATCTGAAACAGGGTCGACATCTCGGCTACGACGGCGGGGGCATGACCGGCGAGGAGTTCCATTGGGAGTTCGACTACGACCTCTTCCAGGCCGACATCCCCCTGGTCGTACGGGCCATGGACAATGTCATCGACGTCGCCACCTATCCACTGCCTGAGCAGGAGCGCGAGGCCAAGTCGAAGCGCCGAATGGGTCTGGGTGTGACGGGCGTAGCGAACGCACTGGAAGCCATGGGCTTCGAGTACGGCAGCGAGATGTTCGTCAGTACCTTGGCGACCATCCTGACTGTCTTGCGGGACGAGTCGTATCGGGCCAGCGTTGCGCTGGCCCGAGAGAAGGGTCCGTTCCCGCTGTTCGACGCGCGCTACCAGGCGGGGGAGTTCATCCAGACTCTACCGGCCGACGTCCGTGCGGACATCGGCCGGTACGGTACCCGCAACTCTCACCTACTCTCCATCGCGCCCACAGGGACGATCAGCCTGTGCGCTGACAACATCAGCAGCGGCATCGAGCCGGTGTTCGCCTATGAGGTCGACCGCGAGATCATCGACAGCGATCAGGTCGCGCGGACATATCGCTTCGAGGACTACGGGTCCCGGTTCCTCGGCGTCCGCGGCAAGACAGCGGGTGAGGTCACAGCAAACGAACATCTGGCGGTGCTGGCTACGGCGCAGTCCTACGTGGACAGCGCCGTATCCAAGACCTGCAACGTCGATGGCTCGATGTCCTGGGACGACTTCAAGGGTATTTACATCCGAGCTTGGGAGCTCGGATGTAAAGGCTGTACCACGTACAACAAGGACGGCAAGCGAGGCGCGGTGATCTCCTGCGCCATCACCGGAGACTGCGAATGATCAAGCCCTTCTTCCACAGGAAACAGGACCCACTCGAAAAGCAACGGTGGGTCCTCTGGCGCTGGTGGGACATTACGAGCCAGCAGGGCCAGACGACTGGCCCTGCTGTACCGGTCTACCTACGGCGACTCATCGTCTTCCGCTGCCCGTGGTTCTCCGTGTTCGTCCACCGCATCAAGTGTCCGGACCCTGATCGACACATGCACGACCACCCGTGGAACTTCATCTCGTTCGTACTGCGCGGCTGGTATCAGGAGATCAGGCCAATCGAAGGTGAAGAAGGTATCTGGCTGAAAGACCGTCGCTGGTTCAACTTCTGCCGAGCCGAGGGAGCCCACAGGATCATCTACGTTTCGCCGACCTGCACGACGCTTGTGATCCACGGCCGAAAGACCAGGAAGTGGGGCTTCCACACCGAGAACGGCTGGGTCAACTGGGAGACGTACATCTACGGGCCGAAGCCGTGGAGCGACGAGTGGCCCGAGGTCACAATGGCCGAATGGCAACAGCAGGGCCGAACTTTGTTCGGGCCTGATGTCAACGACTGGCGGTTCGTGTGTCCATCGTGTGGGTACATCCAGTCTCGAAGAGACTGGATGGCCCTTGGCATGAACCCACGCCAAGTCGACATGCGACTAGGGTACAGTTGTATCGGTCGCTGGCTGGATCCTCTCGGCTGCGTCGATGCTTTCGAGATGAGCGAAGGAACCGGATGCGAGTACGCCGGCGACCAGTCCCCCAACATCTCCCCGCTCACCGTCATCATCTCACCAGGAGAAGAACGCCCAACGTTTGGGTTCGATCAATCATGACCTTCACCGGAGAACCGACTGTCGAAGAAGAGCCGTGTGGCTGCAGGACGATTACCTACCCCGTCATCAGCCAGGGAACGCGGACCGAGGTCGGTCCGATCGTGAAGTACGAGCCCTGCCTGCCGTGCGCCCTAGCGAACGCTGGACTCATGCTCCAGCAGGCAGCCGAGAGGATGCGCGAGGCGCAGGCGGGTGAAGCGGAAGAGGCAGCCGAACAAGCCGAGCTACAGCGCATACTAGCGGAGGACTCCATCGGTGGATCCGACTAGTGCCATGGACCTCAACATTCAGGTTGCCATCCTGCGGGAGTGTAGCTACGTCGAGCGTGCCCACACCATGCCTCACCACGGCTCGTACACCGTGGGCCAACACTCCCTCGACATGATGACGCTGGCGTGGCTCCTGATGCCCGTGGTGACGCGCAACGTCATGCTGGCGATCATGTTCCACGACTTCCCCGAGCGCTGGACAGGCGACATGCCTGGACCGACCAAGCTGGGGGAGCCGATGCTGGCGAAGCGCATGGCACAGATAGAGGCACGCATCGAGAAGAAGATGGGCTGGAAGGTCGAACTCACCGACGACGAGCGTACCTGGGTACAGGCTCTCGACAAGCTCGAACTCTTCCTCTGGGCGAACGATCAGCTTCGCATGGGCAACGCCAACGCCAACGCCATGATCGGAAACCTAGCTGCTTGGTTCAATCGCACCATGCTTCCCGATCCGATCGCGGCCTTCCTCAATCAGTACCGGTGGACTCGCACCCCTGACGTCTTCCCGAAATGACTGCGTACTACAACGAAATCGACCCGTTCGCAGCCGAGTGGCTACGCAATCTGATCAAGGCAGGGCACATCGCTGACGGAGTTGTGGATGAGCGGAGTATAGTCGAAGTCGCGCCAGAGGACTTGTGCGACTTCGCCCAGTGCCACTTCTTCGCTGGCATTGGAGTGTGGTCCCACGCACTCAAACAGGCCGGGTGGGAAGACACCCGGCCTGTTTGGACCGGCTCATGCCCATGCCAACCCTTCTCAGTTGCAGGTAAAGGAAAAGGAACCGATGACGAACGACATCTCTGGCCCCACTTCTTTCGGCTCATCTAACAGTGCCGTCCTCCAGTCATCTTTGGAGAGCAGGTTGCGCGAAAGGCTGGATTCACTTGGTTCGACGCTGTATCGGCTGACTTGGAAGGAGCGGGTTACGCCGTTGGGGCGGCGGATCTTAGCGCGTGTGGGGTCGGTGCTCCACACCTCCGACAGCGACTCTACTTCGTGGCCGACTCCGCGCACATGCAGCTCAATAGCTGCGACGATAACCGCAGACGCAGTGAGCAAATGTTGGAAGCGTCCACCCAACCTGGAAGTTGTAGTGGCTCGGATACATGGCAAGTATGCGATTGGAAAAGTGGTGAACCCGAGTCTCTGTCGCTGGCTGATGGGACTCCCCTCCGAGTGGGACGACTGCGCGGCTACGGTAACGCGATCGTCGCGCCGCTCGCGACGGAGTTCGTGAAGTCATACATGGAAATTATGTGCGCTCAATGATCCTTCATCCAATTCAAATACATACCCACCCTCACGAACATCCTCGCGTCAACACCAAGGTGACCGAGCGTGCCTACGAGGTCTATTGCCACCTACACGGACCTCAGCCCGCGATGATGGACTTGGAAGGTCGGGGCTGTCGTGGTGGCTTTGGAGCGACCGAGATCATCGCCTTCCTCTACGCACACTCGTTCCCCCAAGCAGAGTGGCGAGCCAGGACCAAGGAAGCGTTTGTAGGGATGCAAGGCTTCTAGTGGTTCAACTTCCTCTGTTTGCGCCGGTTACAGACTGGAGACCTCCCAACTTGGCAGACTTGCCAAGTTGGGAGGGGGCAAGGCGCGTAGCCTTCGACATCGAGACGTGTGACCCGGACCTCACGAAGACCGGGCCGGGCGTGCGTCGCAAGGGCCGAGTGGTGGGCTTCTCGTTCGCGATCGAGTGGCCAGATTCGAAGAATCTGGCCAATGCCCCGTGCTTCTACGTGCCCATCGACCATGAGGGCGGGGACAATGTCGACGCGAAGGCAGCACTTGAATACCTGCGCCAGCAGGCGCAGGTATTCAAGGGAGATATGGTCACCGCGAACGGGTCGTACGACTACGACTACATGGCCCAGCTCGGAATTGTATTCCGAGCTGTGCGCTTCTTCCGTGACATCCAGATCGCGGAGCCGCTGCTGGACGAGAACCAGATGAAGTACAGTCTGGACGCAGTGCTCACTCGCAACGGGTTCGAGGGGAAGAACGAGAGCCACCTAGTTCAGGCCGCAGCGATGTTCGGCATCAATGCGAAGTCCGAGATGTGGAAGCTGCCGGCGCGTCATGTGGGGCCTTACGCAGAAGCCGACGCTAGTCGGCTTCTGCCCCTTATTCAGAAACAGGAAAGGCGTATCCAAGCGGTCGACGACGCCGACGACCGAGGCGCACGGCTCTGGGACCTGTATGACCTGGAGTCACGTCTGATGCCGGTGTTGATCAAGATGCGTCGCCGCGGTGTGCGCGTGGACTTCGACCATCTCGACATCGTCGAGGGCAAGACGTTCCAGGAGGAGAAGGCCTCGCTCGCGGAGGTCACGCGACTCAGCGGTGTAACCGTGACGACCGCCGACATCAACCGTCCGACTGTCGTCGCCAAGGCGATCGAGGCTGCGACCGGATGCAAGCTGCCGTTGACGCCCAAGAGTGGGAAGCCGAGCATCAAGAAGGAAGTCCTCGAAGCCTTGGGAGACCACCCGGTCGTCAACCATTTCCTCCGAGCTCGTCGCTTCAACAAGCTGCGTACCACTTTCATCGAATCCATCCGCACACATGCTATCGGCGATCGGATCCACTGCACATTCCACCAGCTACGCCGACAGAAGGAAGACGGAGGGTCGGCCGGTACCATTACCGGCCGACTCTCCTCCGGGGACCCCAATCTGCAACAACAACCTGCCCGTGATCCTGAGATCGGCAAGCTGTGGCGCGCGATCTACCTCCCGGATGAGGGAGCCGAATGGGCGTGCCTGGACTACTCGCAGCAGGAGCCGAGATGGCTCGTCCACTTCGCCGAACTCTCCAACTGCATCGGCGCTCACGAAGCAGCCGAACGCTACCGCAGCGATCCGTCCACCGACAACCACAACATGATGACCCAGCTTATCCATGGGGATGATGCGTGGAACTCCTGGGACAAGTCGGAACGCAAGAAGCATCGCGACGCCGCAAAGATCATCTACCTCGGTCTGTGCTACGCCATGGGCGGCGCCAAGCTGTGCCGTAGCCTCGGCCTGCCGACGAAGTGGATCACACTTCGAGGGCGGGACCTGGAGGTTGCTGGCGAAGAAGGCCAGAAGCTACTGACACTCTTCAAGGAGCGCGTGCCGTTCCTGTCTGAACTCGCGCGTCGTGCAGAGAACCGTGCGAAGGCCCGCGGCTTTATCAAGACTGTCCTCGGTCGTCACGGACGATTCCCTCTCAAGAAAGATGGCAGCGGAAGCTACGACTGGACACACCTGGCTCTCAACAAACTGATCCAAGGCTCCAGCGCGGACCAGATGAAGAAGGCCATGGTCGACGCCGACGACGCCGGCATCCGACTCCAGCTACAGGTACACGACGAGCTCGACCTCTCCTTCTGGCATCAACATGAGATCGACCACCTGGCTGAGATCATGGTCAACGCCGTGCCCTGCAACGTACCTCACAAAGTCGACAAGGAAACCGGCCCCAACTGGGGCGAAATATCATGAACATCATCAACGCCGATTGTCTCGAAGCCATGCGCGACATGGAGGATAACTCTGTCACCGCTATCGTAACCGATCCTCCCTACGCTCTGGAGTTCATGGGTAAGGGCTGGGACAAGGTTCTTCCCGCACCAGCGGTGTGGGAAGAAGCGCTTCGTGTTCTCAAACCCGGAGGCATCGCACTGGTGTTCGGTGGGACGAGGACGTATCACCGACTGACGTGTTCGCTCGAAGACGCAGGATTCCAGATACGCGACTGCATGATGTGGCTGTATGGGTCGGGCTTCCCAAAGTCGCTCGACGTGTCGAAGGCGATCGACAAGGCTGGAGGCTCAGATGGTCTTCATAGAGAAGCTAGAGTATCAATGGCGAGGAATATCAGGACGTGCCGTATTGCGAAGGGCATGTCACGAAAATCCCTAGCCGCGCTGTTTCCTGAATATGGTTTTGTCACGGAGAATTGGGAGCGTGTAGATCACGGCTTCCGCGTACCTTCACTAGACGCTTACAACCGTCTGGTTTCTGAGCTAGGTGTTAATCCTCAATGGCGTGAGAAAGTACGAGCAGCCGATCTACGGCTACTGGTGTCGAGCGATGGAACAGATCGTCGCGGAGATGGGACAGTCTACGGTATGGGCTTGCCTGGCAAGTCGTACGAACACACAACCGAAGCCGCCCAACTCTGGAATGGCTGGGGCACCGCGCTAAAGCCTGCGTGGGAGCCGATCGTGCTCGCCATGAAGCCGCTCGACGGCACCTTCGCCGCGAACGCGCTCGCGCACGGTGTCGCGGGGTTGAACGTGGACGGGTGTCGGATTGAAGGCCCCAAAGCGGGCGGAAGCGGACAGCCGCCGCTTCAGTTCGGCGGAGAAAACTCGCGGCCATTTCACGCAAACGCGAAGCCCCGAGAGTTCGATCAATCGAAGGGGCGCTGGCCCGCGAACCTCGTACTCGACGAGAAGGCGGGGGCGCTGCTCAACGCGCAAAGTGGAGAACTCAAGAGCGGAGCCCGTAGCTCGAAGTCAAAGCGACACTCAGAAAAGAATCGTCACACCTACGAGAAGGGCTGGGCCGGTGATGGGGAACAGGCGTACCCCTCTGATGTACCGGCATCGACCGGCGGCGCCTCCCGCTTCTTCTACTGTGCCAAGGCTTCGAAGAAGGATCGAGGACAGGACAATACTCACCCGACTGTGAAGCCGCTCTCACTCATGCGATACCTAGTGCGGCTCGTCACGATGCCCGAGGGGACAGTGATTCTTGATCCGTTCGCAGGTTCGGGAACGACTGGAGTTGCCTGTCGTGAAGAGGGCGTAGACTGCATTCTGATTGAGCAGTCCGAAGAATACACAGAGATCATCAACCGGAGGCTGTCATGAGAGTCCTAGTCTGTGGCGGTCGGAACTATCGCGACCAAGAACGTGTCTTCCAGGAGCTCGACGCTCGTCAGCCCATCGAACTCATCATCGAAGGTGGCGCGAACGGTGCGGACCGACAAGCCCGCTACTGGGCTCTGTCCCGCGGGATCCCGTGCATGACCATCCATGCAGCTTGGCAGCAACTCGGCAAGAGCGCTGGCCACATCCGCAACGGGTGGATGTTGAAGTACGGTGCGCCGGACCTCTGTCTATCCTTCCCCGGCGGTGCTGGCACCGCCAACATGCGCAAGCAAGCGGCCGACGCCGGCGTGACCACGGTGGCAGCCGAATGAAGTGGCATCAACGATTCCTCGAACTCGCCCTCCACATATCCGAGTGGAGCAAGGACCCATCCACCAAGGTCGGCGCCGTCATCGTCGATGACAAGCGTCGGGTCGTGGGTACCGGGTACAATGGCTTCCCCCGCGGTATAGAAGACAGCATCGAGCGTCTTCATGATCGACCCACCAAGTACCGTCTTGTCGTCCACGCTGAGGCGAACTCGATTCTCAACGCGACCACGTCCATCGACGGTGCGACGATATACTGTACGCACTTCCCCTGCACGGGCTGTGCGAAGCTGATCATCCAGGCTGGCATCCGAGTCATGTTCGTCCCCTACATCGACAACGAGGTCGCCACCTGGGCAGATGAGCAGCGTGCCGCAGCCGAGATGTTCGAAGAAGTCGGCATAGAGATTCACTACGTCCACGAAATGTGATATGGGCATTCGCAAAGACCGCGAGATCGTCGACGCGCTGTGCGACATCGAAGAAGGCCTCACCGAATGGGAGGTCGATTTCGTCGAGGGCATAGCCAAGCAAGTCCACGACGACCACAAGTGCCTGACACTCGATCAATGGAAGAAGGCGCTCGAGGTTCTTGAGGACAAAGGATGAGTCGTCTTGACGACATCATTGATGGTACCTTCGGAATCTGTGAAGGACAATGTGAGAGACGCACTACTCTGATCCTCACCCCGTCTCAGACACAATATGATTGGGACGGCAAGGGCATGGACCCGAACCGTGATCGTCGGCTCTGTGATGAATGCTCTGAGGAATATACGACTGCTATGGAAGACCAGTGGAAAGAATACTGGAGCGGTCGACTATGAGCGAGCAGCACATGAGGCAGCGCGTCGTCAAGGCGCTCAGGCCATACGACGCATGGAGCGTCGAGAACCCGTGCCGTCCAGGTACGCCCGACGTGAACTACATCGAGGGGTGGATCGAGTTGAAGTGGAAAGCGGGCTGGCCGAGCCGTCCCGGCACGCCAGTCCGCTTGCCCCACTTCACCCCGCAGCAGAAACTCCACCTAGCCCGACGCTGGCACAAGGGAGGCAACGCCTACCTTCTCCTGCAAGTTGATCAGGATTGGCTCTTGTTCACTGGAGAGGAAGCTGCAAAGATAGTGGGGCAGGCCACGCGCGCTGAGTTGGAGGCTTCGGCCCAGGCTCAGTGGCACAGCCCCAACCTTGCCGAAGACCTGCCCCCCGAGTTGAGTCGATGACCCTCACCCCCAACTACGACGAGACGATCAAGTTCCTCCACACCTTCCGGCCGAAGGGATTCTATCTCCTCACCGCGATCCGCGTCGACAAGAAGAGCATCGAGACCTTGCCCTTCGCCCAAGGGCAGGACAAGGAGATGCGCGCCTGGTTGAAGAAGATGGGGGCGGAGCGCAAGGACCCGACCCAGGCCTACAACCTCTACTTCTCGGTCAACCCGATTGAGCGGATGATGTCGAAGAAGGCCGAGAAGGAGGACATCTCCAAGATGGAGTACCTCCATGTCGATCTCGACCCGCGGCCGGGGGAGGAGCTCGAAGCCGAGAAGGCTCGTTTTCTCAAGTTCCTGACGACGGACCTTCCCAAGGGGGTTCCGAAACCCACATTCATCATCGACTCGGGTGCTGGTTACCACGGCTACTGGAGGCTGACCAAGCCGTTCGACATCGACGGACAGCCGGCGAAGTACACTGAGGCCGAGCGCTACAACATCCAGATGATCACCGAGTTCGGTGGTGATCCTCCGACGTTCAACATCGACCGCATCCTACGACTACCAGGCACGATCAACCGTCCGGACAAGAGGAAGGTCGAGAAGGGCCGAGTGGTCTGCCTGGCCTTGATCGTTGAACAGAACGATCTTGCCTACAACCTGAGCGACTTCATCCCGGCACCGCTCGTCCAGACCGGCGAGCTATTCGGATCGTCGAGCGACCTCGTCAACATCAGTGGTAACATCCCCACGCTCACCGACGTCGATGACCTCAAGAAGTACAGCGTCCCCCAGCACGCGCTCGTCGTCATCGTCCAGGGCTTCGACCCGGACGAGCCTGACCGCTGGGCCAGCCGCAGCGAGCCGCTCTGGTACGTCTGCAACGAGATGGTGCGCCACAACGTGCCGGACGAGGTCATCTACTCCGTCCTCATGGACGAGCGCTTCAAGATCAGCGAGTCGATCATCGAGAAGGGCCGTGGCGCGGACAAGTACGCACGCAAACAGATCAACGACGCGAAGGAGAGGGGAATTTCCCCTCTCCTTCACGAACTCAATTCAAAGCACGCCGTCGTGCGCAGCGTGGGCGGGCACTGCCGTATCATCTCGGAGGAGTATGACGAGGAACTCGACCGGATGTCGCTGGACTACCAGACAGCGACCGATTTCGGCACGTTCTACATGAATCGGAAGGTGGAGATCACCGTCGCGAATAAGGACGGCGAGCCGAAGATCGTCGAGGTACCCCTGGGGAAGTGGTGGATGACACATCCACAGCGACGCAGCTATGAGCGCGTCATCTTCGCTCCCGGCCGAGAAGTTTCCGGTAGCTACAACCTTTGGACTGGCTTCGCTGTCGACCCACGTCCAGGTAAGTGCGAACTCTACTTGACGCACCTTCGCGACAACATCTGCTGTGGCAGCGAGGAGCACTTCCGATACCTCCTGGGCTGGATGGCCCGCGCGGTGCAGAAGCCTGGAGAGCAGGGCCACACCGCTGTAGTTCTCCAGGGTGAACGAGGCGTCGGCAAGGGCGTCTTTGCCAGCGAGTTTGGCTCACTGTTCGGTCGCCACTTCATGCCGGTCACCCAGGCAGACCACCTGGTCGGCAAGTTCAACGCTCACCTTCGGGACTGCGTCGTGCTCTTCGGTGACGAGGCCTTCTACGCCGGTGACAAGAAGCATGAGGGGATGCTCAAGGTGCTGATCACTGAGAAATTGCTGGCTATCGAAGGCAAGGGAGTAGACGTCGGCCAGGGCCGCAACTATGTCCATCTCATCATGGCATCGAACGATGAGTGGGTTGTGCCGGCCGGTAAGTATGAGCGACGCTTCTTCATCCTACGGGTTAGCGACAACGAACTCCAGAAGGGTGCTTACTTCGAACCGATCGGCAAGGAGATGGACAACGGGGGCCGAGAGGCTCTGCTGCATTACCTGATGCACTACGACCTCAAGGGCTTCAAAGTTCGCGACGTGCCGAAGACCGAGGCGTTGCAGTCGCAGAAGGAACACACCTTCAAGCCGATTGAAGAGTGGTGGTACTCGAAGCTACAGGATGGAGAAATTTTCGATGGCCAGGGTTGGCCAGCTCAGATCCCTCGAGCCAACCTGCGGGAGAACTTGACGGCCTATACCAAGGCGTACGGTACGCGACTGGCGGCAAACGCAACGATCCTGGGATCGTTCATGCAACGAGTCTTGCCGGAGGGTTGGAGCCATGGTAGCGGTAAGCTGTCAGGCAGCCACACCATCATCGACGAAGATGGTGAGCCGAAACAGGTCACGCGGCCCAATGGCTACAAGCTGCCGCCTCTCGAAGTCTGCAGGAAAAACTGGGAGAGGATCTTTGGCGGTGCATTCAAGTGGAACGGAGCACTCGGCACAACGGCCGAGAGCAGTCTCGGCTTGCATGAGGAAGTCTTCTAGTGCTCATCGCATACATAGACATGGACGACTCAGAGAAGTGGGAGCGCTATCAGCGCATCCGCCGCGAGGCTGGCTCCGAACTCTCGGCCTACCTGGTCGCCGGCTCCACGGACGACGACGTCTATGACCGATTCGAGATGGCTTTCCTCTGGCGCTTCGTGTGCGAGGGCGGCTCAGTAAGTGTGCCCACCTGGGAACAGATGTTGGAGGCAACAGAGATATGAAGTCCGGAAGCGTAATTCTCAACCGACAGATGACCACCCAGGCTGGCAAACTCACCGCGAAGGCTGGCACGAAACTCGTGTCCGTCTTCCTGGGAAGCGTCCGTGACGGCGATGAGCCCGACCCGGAGCGCCGGCTACATAAGCTGGGCTTCCGGCAGATGGCCATGTACGAGATGACCATTCTCATCTCGATCGACCACGTCGACAGAGACCAAGAGGACTTCGACTGGCGTCTGATCTTCTCCTGCCTTGGCCATGTAGATGCAGTCGAAGCCGCGCTCCGCTTCGCGAACAAAGCAATCGCAGACGAATTCAATCGCAGTACACCCGGCACACCCGCTCCCTACCTCCGTCAGATAACGGTCGGCACCATCCAGGTTGGTCCGATCGCAGAGGACGGAACTCCCCACAATGGCCGCGGCCCATCCTACTTCGGATGGACACATGACCGCGGCGTGTCCCTCGAAGACCACATAGCTGCCATGCGCATTCAGGCAGAGCAAAACTCACCATGACCCCCGACGAAATCAAGGTGCTGAAACGGATCTACGGCACCACCCCCGACGAAGAAGTAGCCGAGACCCTCGGCCGATCCATCTCCGAAATCCGACGCTTCGCCACGCAGCTCGCCTTGGGCAAGGATAAGAAAAAATTTCCCGTCAAGACGATGCCCCGCTGGACAGCCCTAGAGTCGGCTGCCCTTCGGGACCTCTATCCGACGACCCCTAACGAGGAGATCGCACGCCAGATCAGCCGCACCGTGAAGTCGGTCGTGGCCAAGGCGCACAACCTCAGACTCAAGAAGGACCCGTCCCGGCTCAAGGAGATGGGCCTACAGAACGTGAGGCTACGTAGAGACCGTCAGTGAGATTTTCGGGAACAATGTTGAAGAGTTAGCGGCACACTGCACGATATGGGGGTACAACTAACTCAGAGCCCCTTGGGGGGTTCACATCTACTGGAGAGAAAAAAATGAGAGTCATGATCTTGTTCGCTCTGCTGGTGTTCATGTTCTTCATAGGACTGCTGCAGATGGAACGACCTGAGCCGATTCACCGCACGCCCGAGTCAACGGCTCCGGTCGGAGACTACACTGCCGAGATGATCGCTGCCGACACCTGGCTACGCAATAATCTCCGCGACTATGGCTCCGCTCGTCTCCACTGGGACACGAAGCTGAGTACCGTGGGAACTATCACAGTCTATGTCAACGCGCGCAACGGCTTCGGTGGGTACACCGGTGAGCAGCAATTCACCTTCTATCACGGAATCAGAGTCAAATCATGAAGCTACCTGACATCCTGCGAGGAGAGGGCGAGTACGTCTGGCCCTTCACTCGCTGCACGAACGCCAAGACCATAGCCGACGCGCACCGTCGCGTGCAGGCTGCCATCGCACGACCTCCGCACAACAAGGTGCGGGTCACCGTCACATCCGTCATTCTCACCGACGTCAAGACCTACAAGTCCGAGCCTGCGCTGGTCATCGCGGTCGCACCCAAAGGATCCCGTCGCTCATGATCACATTCCTCTGGGGAATGGTGGCCGGTGCCATCTTGCTAGACATGGTCGCTCGCTACCGACGTCGTGTCGCCGAGCGCATCCGGCTCGTCCGAGACGAGATGCACGAAGACCGCCGGTCGTGTTGATCTTTCTCTGGTCAGGCATATCGTTCATCATGGGCGTACTCCTGACGATGGTCGGGCTACACCACCTGGGCAAGACGGAGACTGCCCAGCGGGCGGTAGCCGAACAGCTTCGGCAGCGGAACGCGCCGCAGCCGATTGACTTTGGGCTTGCTCCGGATGTCTGGCCCCCGGACGACTCATGAAACTACCCAAGAGATTCGAGCTCCATCGGGCTGCGGCTCCGAAGCCGCAGCCCGCTACGGGCCTGCACCTGGACACGGTCCACATCGGAGACTACGAACTCCTGGCCAGCGACGGCGTCTCGGCTGCTGTAGTGCCCATTCTGGGGCCTGATGAGCGCCCAGGAGCGGACCTCCCGCGGCGCGAGTCGGGCGAGGAACTCAAGCTGGGTCCTCTGCCCCTCCAGGCCGTCCGTGAGGCGTCCAAGGGGACAACGGGCATCGGAACACTCAGGACAGGAGAGCACAGCACAGAGGCTCAGGCGGCGTCTGGGAAGGCATGGCTCAGGGTCGAGAACCCAGGCCCCCAGGGGCAGGTTCCAAACTTCCAGGCCGTGCTCGAGACCACCGAGACCCAAGCCCCCCCCACCCACAGGTATGTCACGGTCTGTCTGGACGCCCAGAGGCTCGCAGGAATCGCTGCGGCGATTGGCGCAAACGAGGCTGTTAGGCTACGCTTCCTCGTCGACAAGGAATCTGGACGCGCGGACGCGGCTGGGCTGGCCCATGGGGTTGTCGACGTACGCCCAATCCGGGAGAACGATGGCGGTCGGGGCGTGCTCATGATCCACGTCGTAAGCGAGTAATTCTGCTACCATGCCGAAAGAAAAATCTCCGGAGTCGCTGGTCGATGACTTGGTCGAGACCCAGCCCAGTAGACCTACCCGGTGCCGTATCTGTGCCATGGAGAATGTCGATGATGTGAACCGTGCGATCAGACGGTTCCATGAACTCAAGACTTCCGGCGAAACAACTCAGCCGTGGAGGGACCTGCATCGACACGTCCTAGTCCCCAAGTTCGACGTCAAGGTTACGTCTGACTCCATTCTGCATCACGCAAGGAACCACCTTGGGCTCTCCTGAGAAAGACGTCGACCGATTCATCTCTGCTCCTGACGAGGTCGTCTCTGATCCCCGAGAAGCCTCGAAGCTGAGAGACCGCAAGGCGCGTGACGACGCGCGCCTCGAACGCGAACGTCTCGGCAAGCGCAAGGGCAAGCCGTCGCTGGAAGACCTGCTCGCCGACCTGGTGCGCGTCGCTGAGGACGAGGAGACCAACCCCTTCCATGAGTTCCGCTCCATCAGCCTGCGACGCTACGAACTCTACGGCTACTTCCCGAAGGAAGAGGTACTCCGGCATGGACGCTTCGCACATCTCAAGACCATGGCTGGTCTGCGCGAGGGCGAAGGCGACCGTGCTCTGCTACTGGCTCGCGAGTACGAGTCCAAGCGACAGCATGACGAACGATACTTCAACCGCTACATTCTTCCCCATGTTGACAAGTTCCCCGAGCTTCGCCGAGCTACTCAGAAAGCCAGACTTGCAGTCTGGATTTCTGATACCCACTCGATGTTCATGGATCCGTTCACTTGGCTCGCCTTCCTTACCTTCATCGAAGACGCTCAACCTGACATTGTCGTGTGGGGCGGAGACCATGTTGACGGCTCTGAGATTAGCACGCATCCTCAAGTCCCTGGCCATACGCTCCCGTTCCAGGTAGAACTCGACGTCCTCAACTGCATGTGGAAAGAAGCGCGCGAGCGGTGCCCGCACGCGCGCTTCGTATGGCTGGAGTCCAACCATTTCATGCCGCGCTTCGTGCGCTTCCTCACCCAACACGCGAAGACCCTGAGCTCCATGCGGACACTCCGCATGGACAAGATCCTGGAGTTCGATGACCTGGACATTGAGATCATCCAGCCTGGGACGTTCCTCTCGCCCAAAGGGCAAGAGGACAAGCGCCCCATGATCAAACTGTGGGACAGGCTCGCGACTACGCACGGTACGATCGTGAGCAAGATGCAGGCGTCGGGCGAACTCCTGCACTGGGGCATGTCTGGTTGGTCAGGTCACTGCCACCGAGACCAGCAGGTCATCGGATCGTCGGCTGGACTGAAACGCTTCCGCTGGCTGTCCACTCCCGGCGCAACCATCGACCAGGCTGCGAAGTATTACGTCAAGGGCAACTCACCCGCGTGGTCCCGTGGCTTCGCCATCGCAGAGTCCATGGGCAAAGGGTTGCAGTTGACACCCGCCATCACTACGGATGGCGTGTGTATGGTCAACGGGTTCTACTACGAACACAAGGGACGACTGCCGAAAGGCGTCGTGCCGGTGCGGAAGTTCTGGGAGAAGCGCTGGGGGCTGCCGAAATGAAGGACGACCCCGAAGTCATCAGAGGTAGCGTTGAGGCTGCACTCGCCCACGGAGTTGACATCCTCGGTCGTAGGATCTTTCTGCAAGGAGACATAGAAGAATCCTCCTCAGCCGTCGCCATTCGTGGCATCTATCTTCTCTCTGCGATAAGTCCAACGAAGCCGATTGAGTTGCTCATCACATCCGATGGTGGAGAGGTAGAAGAAGCGTTCGCATTGCATGACGTAACCCGAATCGTCAAGGCACCTATCCACACCATCGCGCTCGGTAAGTGTTGCTCCTCTGCTCCGCTGCTTGTGGCCTGCGGCAAACAGGGAGAGCGCTGGTCAACGGAGAATACCATCTTCATGCTCCATGACACCTACCTAGAGGACACGAAGGGCAGCCCTGATCAAGTCAAGGCGTTTGCTGAGGCCGAACAACTCCAAAGCGGTAGATTCGCTACCTTGCTGGGTCGCTACACGAAGAAGCCGAAACGCTTTTGGATGAACCTCTATAGAAAGAGGGCAGACGTTTACTTTGATGCAGCCCAAGCCCTTGAGTGGGGCCTGATCGACGGCATCTGGAGTGAGAAGGACTGAGCATGAACGGAACCAGAGTCATCTCAGCCGTCGAGGAACTCCTCTCTGAACTCCGCCGGCTCACGGAAGAGAATGACCTGCTGAGGCAGCAGGTCAGGACTGACCGACTGACTGGCATCTTCAACGTGCAGGCACTCGAAGAGTACATCGCAGGCAGTCGCTACGAGGGCTACTACGTCTTCGCGGACATGGACGGCCTTGGTATCCTCAACAAGATCCTGGGCCATGGTGTCGTCGATGAGTACATCAAGGAGTTCGGGCTGTGGCTCCGGTCGAACACACGCGCTGCTCGCGCGGCTCTGCCGTGCGACGCCATCGCCATCCGACATCACGGCGACGAGTTCCTGGTGTGGTGTTCCAATAAGAAAGGCTCTGCCGCCATCCGCAATCGTATTCGTGGCTGGGCCAGCCAGGACGGTGAGGTTACCTGCTCTGCCGGCATGGGCCGAGAGCTCGCCATCGCCGATGCCAACTGCTCCGAGTTCAAGAGGAAGAGGAAAGCATGATCTCAGAAGGACTTAGGACGTTGTCGAAGACAATGAAGGCAACCGTTGGCAATCGCGTGCTTCGTGCGCTACTCTTGGAGTACGCGGACGCTGTCCGTGAACTAGAGGATCACCCCCAGCCCCAGCACACAAAGATGTCCACCGAACCTGAACTCTGCGCCCGCTGTCATCACGACCCGATCGCCAATATGAACACGGGTCTATGTAGCGTCTGCATCGCTGTCGACTATGCGAAAGAGTCCATCGTCGCTGTTACCAAAGACAGCGGCACGCGCCGTGAGTTTCCCACTGGCTCCGTGCGCGACGGTGCCACCGGCAAGGGCCGCTTCGATCTCATGTCACCCATGGTGGCGCGGCGGGACGCCGGCTTGCTTGAGCGTGGAGCCGTCAAGTATGGGGAGCGCAATTGGGAGAAGGGCCAGCCGATGTCGGTTGCCTTGAATTGTGCGAAGCGTCACCTGGAGAAGCACCACATGGGCTACCGGGACGAAGACCACCTAGCGGCTGCTCGCTGGAACATCGCTTGCATGATGCACGTCGAGCACCAGATCGCCCGTGGGATGCTTCCTGCGGAGCTCGACGACCTTCCCTGCTATGTCACCGATGAGGAACGAGATTCCGGTGGCGGCTGGTAGGAAACACCTGTACGATTAGAGAATTCTTGGGCCGAATGGCCCTCATCCCAGAAGGACAATCAGATGAAGAGCATACTGTTGGCAGCGCTTCTAGCTGTCGTTTCGACCTCCTGTCTCTCCACTCCGGTCAGAGACAACACCCTGGTACCCGCGATGGAGCTCGCCTGGGTCGGCGTCCGAGCCGACCTCGAGCGTGGCCTCGCCGACGCTGTCGAAGACGGAGACCTGGCCGACAGGTCATCCCTCGACTCCCTCGTAGCGGACCTGGAAGCCGCTCTGGCGGACGGCGGAGAGCGAAGCGCCCTCCGCCGTATCCCCTGGGCGTCGATGCTCCTGCCCTACGCAGAGCGCGGCATTCAGGACCGTGTCGATGACGGCGAGATGAGCGACCAAGTCGCTGAATCTCTGCGCGAACGCCTACGTAATTTCAGTACAGGCTTCGAGCAACTCATCGCCGTTACCTACAGACGTCCGCGTGAAAGCTGGCTGTCCAACGGCAGCCAGGTCACACCCACGGGCACCGTCACGCTCGCGGGCAAACTCGTTCCGACCTTTACGACTGTGGACTGATCCCATGGAAGAATCAATCAAAGCACTCCTCGAATCCGCCATCGCGGAGACCGGTGCCGATCTCGCAACCTCGGTCGACGAGGTCGCCCTCTATGCAGCCGAACGCACGGCTGTCCTTGCCATGCACGTCGGCCAGCCTGGCTTCGACCTGGCTGTCATCGCCGAGCGCGACAGCGTCGCCCTCATGGCTGCCATGAACGCGACTGGCGCTGCCAACGCGGTGCGTCAGCGCATCCTCGGAGTCATCCAAGGTGCTCTCTGGCTGGGCGCCCAGCAACTCGCCAATCGCGCGGCAAGCGCGGACGCGGACGAGGCGCCTCTCTAGCAGATGCACAAGCTGGCGTTCCGCAACCCGGTCAACCTGACCAACCAGCTCTTCTCGACCGTGCGTCTCGGTGAAAAATGGGCCGAGCGCACGACTCGACTAGAGGACGGCAAGCCGATTACAGTTGAGCTCGTTGATGCCCAAGGGAAGTCCCTGGGCACGGCGCTGTCCCTCTCTTGCTGGGTTGGATCAGTGGTCGATATGCCTGCGATCCTACTGGAGTGTGTGAATGACCCGATCATGCGAACATGGTCCGGGGCCGCTCAGATCCTTGCTAACTGTTACCCAGACGCCAAGGTTGGGTATGAGACTATCGTCACTATCCTGGAGTTGAAATACATGGGTTCAATCCTCCGGCCCCAACTGATCCTCCCATGATAAACCCCCTCACGAAGATCATGGAGGCCCTTAGAGGTCTGAGAGCCGAAAGTCCGGACATCTGGTCGAAGTCACCTGGCAGCAGCATCAGCGAATCCAAGGTACCTTACAATAAGCGCGTCGCCGACCGGCGACGGAAGAACAAGTCTGCACGCAAAGCGCGGCAGCGGAACAGATCATGAGCGTCAACACAGTCACCCTACTCGGTCACCTGTCCAAGGATCCCGAGCTCAGGGAGTTCGGAGTCGACGGCAACTGCTCCATCGCACTCAATCGTCGTGTCAAGGACGGCGACGGCTGGAGAGAGGAAGTCACGTTCGTGGACTTCGCCATGTGGGGCAAGCGAGCGGAAGCGTTCGCGAAGTACCACTCCAAGGGCAGCCTCGCTTTCCTCGAAGGCCGTTTGAAGATGGACTCATGGAACGACCGCAACACCGGCGACAAGCGCTACAAGATGAGCGTCGTCGCCGAGTCGTGGGAGTTCGTCGGTAGCAAGCGCAATGGATCTGCTGTCGCTTCTTCGAGAGAAGAAAACGACACCGACGACACGCCGTTCTAGGCTGACCCACACCCACCCACTCCGCCACCGCGCCAAAATTGCCGCTCCCAGAATTGGAAATTCCTACAATGGTCAAAACACGCTGGATACTCAAGTCTGCGCCTCCTGAACTGAAAGAGGCCATCCCGCAGCGCGGCATGGTTGTCACCGATGCCGTCGAACACTACAGGTGGCTCATCGTCCAGATGGAGTCGGATATCAACCTTTGGTCGGTCATCGGCATGGACGGACGGCCCGAACAGAGCATGCAGAATGTGATTTTCTCATGCCTCGTTGAGTGGCTGAATGAGAACGAACTCCAGGAGGTCGAATAGCCATGAAGGACAAGATCATGGCGCTGGCACTGCTGTCCGGTATCGAGCCCAACGAAGTTCACGAACTGCCGAACGGGTACTGGCCGGAATCGTACGTGGAGGAACGCAAGGTGGATCCGTGGTTCCTGTTCGTCTGCGACGGAGGCACCTTCACGATTGGGTGGCGTAAGCGCGTGCTGAGTGTCACTTGGACCCAGGCGGACGCCAATCCAATCACCGAAGAGTCCGAGCAGTGGATCACCCACGGACCCCGCTACTTCCACGCCTACGACTGGATCCAGGCTGTCAGATACCTCAGCCACGTCGTCGGCCAACTGGACAAGAAGCCGAATGAAGATTCTTGACCATGGGTTCGTTGAGCTCGTCGATCAGAGCGGTCACCCAGGACTCTCGGTTGTCCGCGCTGCTCGCTGCAGCTATGGCTCAGATTCCGACTCGCTTGGAGAGCGAGACCGGAAGCTGATTGCCTTCCTTCTCGGCAACGGTCACACTTCCCCGTTCCGGCACGCGCATTTCACCTTTCATATCAGAGCTCCATTGTTTGTTTTCAGACAAATGTGGAAGCACCAAGTTGACTCCAACTGGCGAGAATATAACCTCACCGATGGCACCCCTCTTGGAGTCATCGGTGCAACAGAGATCAACGACGGGTGCCATGTTGAGGCCAGTGACATCATGGCCGACACCGACAAGGGCTGCAGTTGGAATGAGCAGTCGGGACGTTACAAGGTACTGGAACCGGTATTTTACATGCCTGATGTGGCTCGACGTAATACTGCCGTAGACAAACAAGCCAGCGCCAACGACGGAGAGTTGACCGGCGTAATGCACCAGTGGATGGAGCACGCGCTATACGCCGCCACCAACGCCTACCAGGCGATGCTTGACAACGGAGTGGCGAAAGAACTAGCCAGGCTAGTCCTTCCGCCGAGCATCTACAGCGAGTGCTACTGGACGGTGTCGCTCCAAGCGGTGCTCCACTTCCTGGAGCAGCGCTTGGATTCCCATGCACAATTCGAGATCCGCGAGTACGCTCAGGGCGTGCTCGAACTCATCCACCCCACCTTGGAGGGCATGGGAGTCGAATTTTCTCAAGCCTGACCCGTCATTGTCCGATACACTGTCATTATGAAAGTCTACTGCCTGATCCAAAAGGATCGCCACTACGGCACCGAGGTCGACGTGTTCGCCGACAAGGACGAGTCGATCCAGACTGCAGCCAGCCGAATCGAACGCGACGTGAATCGGTGGCGAGAAGACGACGGCAAGAAGAAGCTGACCGTCGAAGAGATCGTCTCCCTGGGCACATCTACCTCTGACGAGCTACTTGTGCAAGACATCAACGAAGAAGGCTTTGGGCTGAATGAGTCCATGGTCGCTGGTGACTCTCCGTGGGTGTTCTACTGCGCCGCCTACGACGATGGCCCGACCTTTTGGGTCGTAGAGAAGGAGCTGATCAAATGATCATTTGGAGCCACATGCGATTCCCGTTTTCCACGAGCCATCGCAAAGTGCCTGCGGCAAACGGAGGACACCACAGCTACCGGTTCTATTTCATATTCGGAATCTGCGTTGCACGAATTCACACCGACTGATTATGAAGAACATACGCTGGAAAGTGTACGAAGAAGGTCGCTTCCTCAAAGGTGGGGTGGTGACAGCCGAATCGGATCGTGGCGCCATGGAAGACATGATGCGCGAGCTCGCCACGTCTGGTGCCGATCCGGACAAGTGCTACCGCGTCGAGGTCGGTGAGCTCGTAGCCTCGAGCTATGGCGACGAGTTCGTGCGGACTGCCGAGGCAGGCACGATCGACGAGACGGACGTCGACCCGAGCGGTTACCTGCACCCGGCTCCGAGGCTGGACATCTTTACGGGTGATCTAAGCCACGACCACCCGTGGAACAAGCCGAATGCTCGTCCCCTGGGCGACATCGAGCGTGCAGCCGAGAAGATGATGCCGGCCTCGACTAATCCCATCCTGGAAGAGATCAGGCTTCGCAGGGATGCCGTCAACAGGTCGATTAGGGGAAACTGGTCCGCCCAAGAGGCCATGGACATCGTCAAGGAAGAGACCGGCCGCGACGTGTGGTTTCCATCGGGAGTGGATGGCAAATGGTCGACGGCCCACGTCCAGAGTGTGGTCGACGAACTCCGGTGCCGAGCGAAGGCGCGGGGGAACTCGCACGATTGGGAGAACATCCCCGGCACGATCAGCGGCTACGCTCCTCTGGGTAGTGAAACCTGCGGGACCTGCCACAAGACCCGCGAGAAGCGCGACAGGTCGCTACCTGGCTTCGACCACGGCCCGCCCGACCCGAACACAGACGACCATACGATTGAGACGTGCAAGAACAAGTTCGACGACCCGAAGTGTCAGTACGACAAGTACAAGGACGTGTCGATTGGCAGCTCCAATATGGACGAGGCCGTACAGGAAGCAATCGAACAGGACCAAAGTCTGCGCGACTTCCTCGACACAGTGCCAGTCGACACTGGCGAAGCTCGCAGGCAGTGGCAGACCGTGACCGGCCGAATCAGTTGCGCGGAGCCGAATCTCCAGAACCATCCCATACATAGCGAGCAAGGCCGGAAGATCCGCGAGGCAATCACCGGCGACATCGACCTGAGCACCGGCAAGGCCAAGAACATGCGCGTCGGTCGCAGCTTCCCGCAGCCAGCCGAATCGTACGTTCAGATTCAGTGTATGAAGTGCAATACGCTCTTCCCGGTCGACATGCCCGTCAGTGGATGGCCGCTTGAAGGCCTCTCCGGAATCCCATGTGCGCATCCTCAGTGCGACGCAACCTTCACCCTCGAAGTATCATGAGAAGACCAGCCGGACAACCACAGGCATCGGGCAAGCAATTCATCGACGCCATCGCGCGAGTCGTGAGCAACGCCCATGAGCTCGTGGTCAAGAATGGTTTCTGGAGTGAGGAGTGCTACACCCCGATGGGCCTGGTCGCCAAGCTGGGTCTGATTACCTGCGAGGTCGCCGAGGTCATCGAGTGTGTTCGAAGAGGGCCGGATGAGCCCTCCGCAAAGTGCCCCGACTTGACCTGCGAAGAGGAAGAGTGCGCCGACATCTTCCTGCGCCTGGCCGACTACTGCGGGGCTCGAGGCATTGACCTCGGTACCGCGGCGCTGGTCAAGCACGAATACAACAAGACCCGACCCTTCAAGCACGGAAAGAAAGCCTGATGCCTGCACTTGTTCTACCGCCGACCGATGGTACGGCCATCAAGATTTGGACTGAGGACATCGAGGATTCGGCGCTGCAGCAGCTCCGAAACCTCGCTGCCATGCCGTTCATTCACAAGCACATCGCGGCGATGCCCGACGTGCATTGGGGGATGGGTGCGACGGTTGGGAGCGTAATCGCCGCGAAGCGTGCGGTGATTCCCGCCGCGGTTGGCGTCGACATCGGCTGTGGGATGATGGCCGTGAAGACGAACCTGAACACAATGGATCTCCCTGACAACATGGGACGGGTACGCTGCGCTATCGAGCGCAGCGTCCCCGTAGGCTTCAACAGCCATGAGGATATGCCTCGCGGCAAGAGAGGCGAGCCGCTCGCCGATCTCGCCGCGCTCCACCGCACCTGGGAGCCGATCATCCAGAAGCATCCGAAGATCCGCTGGAAGTCGCCGGCACACCTGAACTCGCAGCTTGGCACCTTGGGGGGCGGGAATCACTTCATCGAAATCTGTCTCGACCTCGAAGGGTCGGTGTGGATCATGCTGCACAGCGGATCGCGCAACATTGGCAAGGTCATCGCCGACTACTTCATCTCTCGGGCGAAGGAGCTCATGGAGCGCTACTTCATCACGCTGCCTGACAAGGATCTCGCGTTCTTTGCAGAAGGCGAGAGCGACTTCGATGATTACATCGAAGCTGTTTCCTGGGCCCAGTCCTACGCGCTGGCGAACCGCGAGGCGATGATGAAGATAGTGCTCGCCGAAGTCGAGCACTATTTCCCCCAGATGAAGGTCGTCGCGGGAGGGACCAACTGCCACCACAATTACGTTTCGCGTGAGAACCACTTCGGAGCGAATGTGATTCTCACGCGCAAAGGTGCCATCTCGGCTCGCGAAGGTGAGCTCGGGATCATCCCGGGTAGCATGGGCACCCGGTCATTCATCGTGAGGGGACGTGGGAACAAGGACTCGTTCGAGTCTTGTTCCCACGGGGCCGGCCGCCGAATGAGTAGGACGGAAGCGAAGCATCGGTTTACCGCCGACGATCTGGCTGCGCAGACCGTCGGCGTTGACTGCCGCAAGGACGCGGGCGTGGTCGATGAGATCCCGGCCGCGTACAAGGACATCGACACGGTGATGAAGAACCAGGAAGACCTGGTCGAGATCGTCACTGAATTGAGGCAGATCGTGTGCGTGAAGGGATGAAGAACCAGCAACGACTTGCTTCGGCCATCGCATTCGCGGCTATTGCCCATGAGCATCAATTCCGATGGAAGGGCGAGCCTTACATCACACACCCGCTCGCTGTGGCTGCTGCCCTACAGGAGTACGGAGAGCCAACACAGATCGTCGGAGTGCTGCACGACGTCCTGGAAGACACAGAAGCCGAGCTACATGGAACTTCGCTCTACCTTCATGAGGCACGCATGACTCTCATGGAGGAAGAAGCTGTCGCCCTCGTCGCGATGACTCGGCGCAAGGATGCCGGCGAGGAGTACCCCGAGTACGTCGCACGAATCATCGCAACGTCGACCATAGCCCAGCGGGTAAAGCTGGCCGACATCCGACACAACTTGCTCACCATGCAGTCCGGTGGTGAGACTTGGAAGAAACACACCCGAGCCAAGATCGAACTACTGAAAGTCCTGACTCAGTAATGCACCTACCTATCAGCATTCACTCCTGGGGGAAGTGGGAGGAACTCCCGCAGGAGAAGTACGACACTCTGCGCGAGGTCATTCCGCAACTCCCCGAGGGTGACAAGCCGAAGTACGCCAGCCTTTTCTGGGGTGGCATCGAAGAGATTCAGGCTCTCCATAAGTTGGAGATTGAATTCACCATTGACAAGGACACACTGGTCAGTGAGACGGGCACGATGATCGTCAGGCTGCAGGATCAGTTGTCCAATAAGTTCAGCGAGTATAAGAGCACAGAGCAGGCAGTGGCGGCGGACTGCGCTGTGCAGATTTCGATTCCGGACCTTGGATTGCTGCTGATCGACGAAGTCACCTACCTGCAAGACGCCTGCACTGATACGCTGCAGGATGAGCTATCGAACGGCTGGCGCATCCTCGCCGTCTGTCCCCCCAACGCCCAGCGTCGCCCCGACTACATCCTTGGACGAAAGAGCCGAAATGACTAAGTTCCGGAAGTACGACCACCTGGAGCGCCTCGGGCATCGCAACGTCCAGGGCATCGACATGGGGCTCGTCCATGTATTTCCTAAGCTGGACGGGACGAACTCCTCAGTTTGGTGGGACGGCGACGCGATGCGCTGCGCATCGCGTAGGCGCCAGATTACACCCGACGACGATAACGCCGGCTTCGCTGCGTGGGTCATGAGCGACGATCTGGTGGCGACAGCCCTGCGGGATGAGTGCGCGGCCAACCCTAACTGGATCATCTACGGCAAGTGGATGGTGCCGCACACGCTCAAGACCTATCGCGAGGAGGTCTGGCGGAAGTTCTGGATCTTCGACGTCTACGATCGAGTCGAGGGGACCTACGTCCCGTACGATCACTACTCTCAAGTCCTAGAGGGACTGGACATCATCGAGCCCCTCTGCACCATCCAAGATCCCTCTGAGGAGCAGTTGAAGGCGCAAGTGGAGACCAACACCTACCTGATCGCGGAGGGCGCAGGCCTCGGTGAGGGCGTCGTGCTGAAGAATTACACATGGCGAACCGCTGGTTCGCCATGGGCCAAGGTCGTTCGCAACGTCTTCAAGGAAGAGGCTGCGCGTGCGTTTGGGCACGCGCAGAAGCACGGCGAGTTCCAAGTCGAGGTCGCCATCGCCGAGGAGTTCGTGACGGCCGAGCTCGTCGGGAAGACGCGGGCGAAAGTCGTGCTTGATATCGCGAACGAGGTCTTCAATGGAATCGACGGCCTGGAGAACAACTGGCAGCAGCAGATCGAAGCCGAACACCGCAACAAGGTCATTCCTCAACTCCTCGGCCGCGTCTTCCACGACCTCATCGACGAGGAGATGTGGGCCATCCTCAAGAAGCACAAGAATGCTACCATCGACTTCAAACGACTACAGGGCCGCGTGGTCCTGGCAACGAAAGCACTCGCGGAGGATCTCTTTTGAACCCCATCTACTACATCGGACAGAAAGTGTGGCTTGGCCGCTCGAACATAGACGGCACCGAGAAGATGCCATGTCCCGACTGCCTGGGTACCGGCGTCTGGTCCTGGCAGTCGCCCGGTGGCGAAGAAGGCGACGTCGAATGTCCTCGATGTCGCGGCCGAAAGACTCTCGGCCTGCGTAACTACCAAGCCTACGTTCGCGAGCTCACTATCGGTTCCGTGCAAACCGACACGGCGAGGAAGCCCAGTGAGCAGGTCGCCTATATGTGTACCGAGACTGGCGTGGGGTCAGGCTCCGTGTACTGCGAAGAGACGCTCTTCTACACCGAAGAGGATGCGACTGCCCACGCCGACCGGCGTGTGGCAATTGCCAACGCCAACCTCGACAAAGCGGAACCGAAACGTGAGGAATTACGCTCGATCAGTCGCTACACCATGAAAGACTCCATGGTGAAGGAAGCTGAGGCCGAGAAGTGCAAAGCCGAAAGACGATTGCATTGGCTCTTAGAGCGCATCTGTAAACTCAGCACCTACAACACCGTGGGTGGGCGCTTCTCCGAGGATGATGAGTTCCGAGGGTCGAACCTGGAGAAGAAACAGATCGGCCCGCTGCAGGAGTCACTGGTCTGGCTCGACGACTACTGCGCCGACTACCTTGAAAACTGGCGCAACGACGAAAAGGAATGTGATTGCTAATGGGCATTCAACGCAACGTCCGCAAGGGCAAGATAACCTCCCACTTCGCGCTCACCATCTGTACGAGCGAGAAGCTACGGCGCTGGCTCAAGGGCCGAATAGCCTGGGAGATGGGCCGAAAGAGGACTGGGAAATGATCGACAAACTTGACCCGCACGACTGGGAGATCCGAGTCTCGGCTGGCTACCTGCACGACTCAAACGGGTACGGCATCTGGATCAGCCGTTGGTCGCCCAGCACTCACCGACAGCAATTCCTCAATGAGCACACGGGCTGGACGGAAACATCGCAGGGCGAGTACCGCTCACCTACCGTGCTCCTCAAGCCCGATCAGACCGAAGAGCTCATGAGCCGAATGTGGATCGAGGGCGCGCGTCCGTCGAAGTGGGGCCATGAAGGCGAGGTCGCCGGCCTCAAGGATCACCTGGCCGACATGCGTCGGATTGTCTCGAAGTACCTTGGCGTGGAGCTACCGTGAGCGGTTCACTCAGAGAAGCCCTGGAGCAACTCCGGGAGAACGACACACCCGAAGCGGTGTTGGAATGGGCCGACCGTCGCGATACGCTTGCGGCGCGGTTCGAGAACCTCATGGGCACGCCTCGAGACCGCGGCGAGACAGCCGAGCATGTACCTCTGGGCGCCACGCCCAGGAACCTCCATGATTCGAGTCGGTGCTGGGAACTCACCGGCTCCATCGCTCGCATCCTGGAGCAAGCGGAACGCGATTGTGCCTACGTCAAGCCGGATCAGTGGGCCTACGTCGCGAAGTGGGCGACGGAGCTCGCACACATCGCGAAGGGAGGAGCCGAATGAGTATGGGTGACATGGGCTCTCTTTGTCAGTTTCCGACCTTCTCCGGCCTGGCGTGCTGCCATGTGGCAAGGACGACCACCCCGCTTGGTGTGCCGTGGTGCGGACGTGCTCACTACAAGGGCACGAAGAAAGGCAGCGGTGGGCAGAATGGCCTGTGCTCCTGTGGTAGCAGCCAAAAGTACAAGCGGTGCTGTGCTCGCATCGAGGGCAGTCAGCGCGTCATCATCGGTGATCCGACTGAGGGGCTCAGTCGGATAGTCTGGTCGTGCGGGTGGAACCCGCGGCGGTGGCTGTTTGGCTATGAGCGCGACAAGCGCTGGAAGGCCAATTCGTTCTACTTCGGCCCGGTTTGGGTGTCACGCCGGCGACGGAGGCCGGTATAATTCGCACGGGGTTCGGCAAAAGGGCCGAATCTCTAATACCTCAGAAAAAGGAAACCAATGAGCTTTCAGAAAGTCATTCTTTCATTCCGCGCAGAAGTTCCGAAAGACGAGATCAATCCTGTCGAGGTTGAGTTCTCGTGGATAGACTACTCGACTCCGATCAAAACCGACATCGATAACAGAGTCATCATCGAGCAGGTATTGATCTCTTCGTCTCGCCCAGATCCGGGATTGCCGGGTGGAGACCGTAGCTTGGTCGTTTTCTTCTCGAACGACGGCGGCGTCACCAAGCACCGCGTTCTGGGTGAGTTCATCGACGCGCCCGATGTGTTCGCGGTACGGCCGATCCTGGGCATCCTCGGGTTTCGGAACCTGCAGTCTGAAAACGACGACTCGCGGCTGTTCATGCAGGCCGGCGCTGACGTGCGAGTGGTGATGGTCGGCTGCGCAGAGATGTCACGCGCCGACAAGGCGTAGGAAATGGGGAGGGAGCTGTCTCCCTCCCTACTACCAAAATCTCAGAAAAGATCCAGCCTGGGGCTGCATTGTCCGATACACTATGTCATCATGATGCGCAAAGAACAAGGTGAGTGGGTCGCTGACTCGATGGCTGACTTGGTTGGCTGGGTGATCCTCGCGGGCGAGACGTGGAAGGATGACGTCCGGCGGTTGACGATCCTCCGGGGCACTGAACAGCGGATGGTGTATATGGGGGTGACCAACCATCCGCAGACGAGGGACGCTCGTCCACAGACACTCATCATGGTCATTGAGAACGGGGTGGCGAACACGGTCGTGGAAGCCATCGCTATGAACGGTGGAGGGAAATACCCGACTCCCTTCAAAGTCATCGTCCACCGTGATGTGGTGGTCGGTGAAGTGCTGGAGCTGATATGACGCTCGCGCAGTTCTACGATCAACTCAAGTGCTTCGACTGGTACTATCGGATGAGCGACGACAACGCTGTATGGCGTCGCGGCTGTCAGAACAAGATCCGCCTGGCTACACTCGCTGTAATGATCGAAGGTGGCGAGGAGCTCATGTCCGCATTCAGCGCTCACTACATCGTCCACGGTGAACGAGCGCCACTACCTGAAAGACCAGCCGAATGACAATGACCAATAGACGACAGGAAGCTCTCGACTACCTGGGCGAGCGGACAGGCACGCTGGAGTATCGGTTCCTGCGATACGCCGCGGTGGCCGATGAGCTCTTTGCCCAGGGGATGGACGATTCCTCGATCCTGGCGGATCTCGGCGCCGGAGCATGTGACTTCGACTTCTACCTGCGCACCGTGCGCGGCTGGAAGGGACGCTACCTGCCGGTCGATGCGTCGATCGACGGAACGGACTTCGAGAAGAGATGGCTTCCTCGGGTGAACTTCGATTTCGTCGTGGCCATCGAATTGCTGGAGCACCTGCACGATCCCTACTTGTTCGTGGTCGACGTGACGTATGTGGCCGGAGTCTTTATCGCCACCACACCGAACATTGGTGAGCTAGGCGCCGACTACGTGAAGGAGATCGACCGCACCCACGTCTTCCCGCTCGATACGCTTGACTTATGTCAGATGGGAGCCGAAAGGGTTGACGTGTGCTCGTTCTTCGGGAAGCCGAATGACTCTCTGCTGGCGGTGTGGACGTGAGACGTGAGTTTTGTATCGGCGAGCGTGAGGTCGGCAGGCTTTACAACGTCACCATCTACGCACGCATCATGCGCACCGAGAGACAACGTGGGGACATCGACCGCGGAGACCGGACAACCTGTTTTGCTCTACGAAGCGGAGAGCGGGAGGGACCACAGTTGGATCCGTACGTTGCACAACAGGCTTTGGACGGGGACTCCGAGTGCTTGGTCGCTGTGGCTGCGATCATCGAAAGGTTTTATAGCTCGCTGTGATTTTCCAAGACCTGATCGTCGGTGACCAATTCGAGTACCGAGGGCACACCTGGAAGAAGATCAACGCGACCGAGGCACTCATGGTTGGAGTGCCGAGACCGATACCCACACCTATCTACATGACCCCCCTTACCCCCTTGCCGACCATGATGAAACTACGACATCTAGATGTTGCTGCGCTCGACCAGGCGCAGAAGGCCGTGACCACTCACTACGTCCCACTGATCGCAGCGGTGTTCCGTGAGTTCTGTGTGCAGGACGGTGTCTCTCGCGACGAAGCGCTGGATCTCACGATCGGTTACATGCACATGCCGAGATGGCCGATCGACGAAGAAGCCGAATGATCTGGTATATTCTGACTATTGTGAGCGTCCAAGCGTTACTGTCCATCTGGACAGCTTGGCAACGATTCAAGGAGACAGCCGAATGAACATCCATCCACAGGTCAAGAAGCGCTGGATTCTGTGGGGCCTGGGCTTCATCGCCCTGGTGGTCCTCGAAGTCCTCATCTCCCTGTGAACGCGAGTCAGGCAGCCTGACTCGCGGACAGCCGAATGAATCTAGCTCGTTCGTTGTTCGCGAATAGCGAACGCTGAGGACACGGCCGGGGGAGGGCTGGACAGCCGAATGAAAATCGGCACCCGGGGGGTCTAAAAAAAGTGACCCGGGGGAGGTCGAAAAAAAAGCCGAGACAGCCGAATGAGGGCCGAATGCAAAACAGCCGAATGAAGATCGGTTTTTCCATGTGTCTCGAGCTCAGTGCCGGCGTCGCTCGCTCGAGACTGGAAGATTTCCCCATGTCTCAGGTTGACGCATAGGAAAAGTCTTCCCAGATGGGTCGGCAGGAAAAGGTTTCCAGTGGGAAATCGGCGAATTCGGTTTGATTCCTCTGCATTGTCGCCGATACTGTAGCCATGCCGCCGGGATTCCCTCGGCTGCCTATTGAGGAACCAACGCCATGAAAATCGAAACCACGACGGGCGCCCTTCGGACTGCCCTGGAAGCGTGCGCGAAGGTGAGCCCCAAGCGGGACGCGCGGCCCATATTGGAGGCCGTGCGCATCACGTCTGACGGGGATAGTAGCATCGAAGGAACCGACCTAGAATGCTACGTCCGCGCCACGCTTGCCGCGTCGACCATCGAAGTAGGCACCATGGTTGTGGGCCTGCGGGACCTGCTCGATTTCGTCAAAGCGGCCGAGGGTGAGACCGTTACGCTTTCATGCGGGGAAGAGTCCCCGACCTCGCCTATCAGTGCGACAACCGATCTCGGCGAGTCGATCGAGCTCTGCACCTTCGATGTGGACGAATTCCCGAGTTTCCCTGAGCGTGGACCCGATGAACGCCACGCCACGATGGACGCCGTACAGCTCTCCCGGGCTCTAGTTCGTGCGGTGCCTGCCATGGCGCGGGACGCGGGGCGCTATGCTATGCACGGGGCTCAATTCGAATTCCCCGAGGACAATGCGGTCCGTATCGTCACGACGGACGGCCACCGTCTGCATGTGGTCGAGGTCCTCGATGAGGTCGAGACATTCGGCCTGGAATTCGTGGACGGTGAGTCTAGAGGGCTTGGCCTACTTCCGAATACTGGGTGCAAAGCATTGACGGCGCTACTGCCGAAAAAATACAAAAAGGGCCAGAAGTCGAGCGTGGCGGCGCTGTCCTACTCCGAATGCACGGGGAAATTCTGGTTCGTGCTAGATAGTGTGACGCTCACCGTCCGCGCTATCGACGGGGAGTTTCCGCGATACAGTTCGATCCTTCCGGGCGAGGGTGTCGAGAGCATTCTGCTCCTGGATTGCACCGAACTCCTCAAGCGCACCAAGCTCGTATCGGCGGCATGCTCGGATGATACTGCAACCGTTCGAATCACCCGCGACGGTGATACGCTGTCGGTTGTCGGGAAGAGTGTGGGCAAGGAGAGCTGCGCGGAGCTGCGCGGAGCTTCCATCCATTCATGGCCTACATTCGAGGATGATAACGGCGAGGTCCAAGATAGGGCCGGCTTCGCGGTGAACCCGGATTACTTGGCCGATACCGTCAAGGCGACCCAGGCGGATCGAGTTGAGGTCCGGTGGAACAACCCGCAAAGCCCCATCGAATTCCGCGCGCAAGGTTTCCGGGGCATTCTGATGCCCATTACCATAGGCTAGAACCATGTTTCAGAAGGTTGTCACGGCCCTATTGTGGATCGTAGTGGGAATCCCGCTCCTGTTCTTGTGGATTGCCCACTGCGCTCGCGGAGAATAGCATAAGTGTAGAACCTGGCTCGGTTTACAGTGCCTTGGAAACTGGGCTAGGCTCTACAGTGCTGGGGACAATCCGCCGATAATAGGGGTAGAAAAGGAAACCAACGCCATGCAAGCCATAACCAACACACTCCGCACCGTGCCCACCTACGTCCTCTTCATCGCCGGGATGGGGTCCGTCCTCGCCCTCGGCCTTTTCAAGCTCTACGGCATGCTGCAGAGCATGGGGCTGGGACAATAATGACCACTCTGCACCACTTGAGAAGAATCACGGGCGTGTTCACTGCACAACGTATTCTGGCCATGATTCGCGGGGAGCTGGATCCCCGCGAAGAGTCAGAACAGTGTGACCGGTGGGTCCGACAATGCTACAATGAGCCTTCCCGTGCGGAACAGGTGCTATACGCAGCGGATGAGCTGCTAGGGACCTACGGCGTAGAAGGCTGCGCCGACGATGACGGGCGCGACGGTGTTTCCTATTGCAATACGGGCGACACCTACGCGGCCACGCTTTTTCTGGATCATGGACAATTCAGGGTCTCGGACCTTGGGACCATGGTCGAAACCGGACGGATGAAATAGGAACCAACGCCATGAACATCGAACGAGCGAAGAAACTGGCCGCTGAGAGATTCGGCCGACTTGACTGTGACACTGTGACCACCACGCCGGTTGACGTCGACTGGTCGGAAGCTTTCACCGATACCGATGGACTTGATCCACGCGCAGAGCTGGTGTACCCGGACTTTTCGGGGGAGGAGCTGGATATTGTGCTGGGGTACATCGACGAACGGGACAGTGACGCGGCCGACGAATTCAAGGTGAGGCTGACCGGTCTCAATGCGGACGACGGCGCGGAGCTAGAATCACTGAAAAAAACCCGTCATGATCATCGACACAATCCCACGGCGCTGCACTACACAATCGAGCTGCGCTACAAGGAGCTGCGCTACAAGGAGCTGCGCGCGGAGCGGGACGAGACGCGGGAAGAGGAAGAGGACGTGCGGGAAGAGATCGACGAACGGGCATCGGAGCTGGCGCAGGAATCGCCGGAGGAATTCGAGCCGATGATGAACTATGCCTACCCGTTGCCCAGTGGTAGCGGATTCGACGCGGGAGCCGCTCAGGCTGAGCTTATGTCGGTTGGTTGCGTGGTCGTGGTCATGCTCGACGATGAACCGCACCTAGCGCTAAGCGGGGGCGGGATGGATCTGTCCTGGGAAATCTGCCACGCTTTCCTGGTGTTGGGCTTCCGGCCGCCGTTGCACTTCTCAGAACTGCCGAACATGGCGGGGCGCGGGGTCTCCGATGGGGACCTCGCGATTCTCGGGGCGTGCCTCGAGTCGGCCGAGATCGCGGCCAAGTGGGCCGGGAATGTGGTGGAGCGATTGTCCGAGCGGATCGGGGGTGCCGCGTGAGCTGGCTACGGGAATTCGTCTCGGGGTACGTCGAGGCTGCCCAATGGTCGAGCACGGGCCGCGGGGCCTGCACTTGTGGCACGGAAGCCCATCGGGGGGCGGGGTATTGCGTGGATCCATGCCTCGCTTCGCAGGATGACATTGAGCTAGATACTGTAGAACTGGCTCCCGGGGTGGAGCGCTCGATGGGGCTGCGGCTGTTGGCGTGGTGGCGTGGATTCGCGCCGTTGCTCGATCGTGCCGCGGAGCTACGGGACGGTGACCTCTGGCGCCAGTGGACCGGATGGGAGCTGCTCGGGCATGATGTTTGGTTGTCGCAAGTCGGACATGGGACTGGGGCGTGGGATTGGCGATCACTTGACGTGTCCGCTCTGTCAATGCTGGCGCCCGCCTTGGTTGGGCTAACGGATGCTGAGGTCACAGTGGGCGAGGCTGTCAGCGCCGCGGCCAAGCTCCTGGGAGAGGGTGCGTACGGCTACATCGGGGACGATGGGCTGGCCCACTTCGACGGGTTCGCGGCTGTCTGACTGGCGTTGGTTCTAGCCGCATGGCGCCCTGGGCATAGGCTCGGGGCGCCTTTTTCGTGATTAGGGGTCTGTTAGGGCGGCGCCATTGTCCCCGAGTGGTGGGGGTGTGGGGTGGGGTGGAGCGCAGCGGGCGCCGTCGCAAGCCCCCCGGCTCTCTCCCGTCTCCGCGCGTGAAACCTGACCCATGACCCATCCACTCCGCGGACGCGGGAGCGGAGCTCCTGCAGCGTCCACCATAGGAACCTCCATAGCGCAAGGGGGTCCACTCGAAGGGGGTCCACTCGAAGGGGGTCCATATAAGAGGCCTGGGAGCATCCAGCGTCCAGTCTCGGCCCGATGTCCAGTCTCCAGGGCCATACGTCCACTCTCGATCTCAGAGACTGGATTCTCCTAACCCGTTGCCCAGCGTGGGATTCCGTCCACCCCATCCACTCATCCACTCTCTCTCTCTATATTGTGAGGAGAGTAGGAAAAGGAGTAAGGTGGACACCACTGGGCTTCCGCTGTACTCTCCTGCGAATTTCTCGCTGAGACTGGACAGAGTGGACAATCGCTCTAAGTGCTTACCCCGCATGGGCTTAGCGCATCCACCCTAGGGTGGACGGAGACTGGATGACTGGACGCGAATTCCCGTATTGGGACTGGACGCGAAGGGGGCCTATGTAAGGGGGGTGTAAGGTAAGGGTATGGTAAGACGTGGCCGTGCCAAGTGGGGTGGAAAAGATGGCCGATGTTGTAACCTGTTGGTATACATAGGGTTGCATCGCCGTGCCAGGTGAGCTGCCATCTTGGCGGTCGACGTAAGTCGTTGCATAGCAAGGGGTTAGGTCCATGGAAAGGATTTCCATGTACCAGGATTGTGAAGATCGGTGTCCCGATTCGAGACCCCTGGCCACACCCAAAATAGCTGCGCCACTCGAGCCCTCCCCCAAATAAAATTTCCTACACCAAAAATTCTCAAGCTCAGGTACCCTTCACCCATGTTCGACATCATCCTTCTCACCACCTGTGGCCTTGTGGTCGTTGCTCTGATCGTCGCCGTCGCCGGCGTCTTTCGAGTCTGTCGTCGCTAGAAACCTCCATGCCTGAACCCACCATCACCATCCGCGATCCCGCCTACCCCGAACGCCGAATCGAGGAGCTCGCCAACTTCACTTGGTTCCTCGACGATGCGGACCTAGTCATGCTCAAGATGCCCAGCGAAGAACTCACGTTCTGCAACGCGCGCCAACTCCTGCACATGCACGACGAGCCCTGGACCTACCCCCTGGGCACCATGGTCCGGCCCATCACCCTGACCAGCGCCAACTTCGAGCGCACCCAATGAACGACCACGTCCTCGCCCACCCAGACGGCCGAATCTACGGCCCCATGACCTCAGCCGCGGCCGTCCACTGGAGTCTCGAGCCCGCATTCGCGCAGCCCCAGGACACTGCCGAAAACGACCACCGCCGGCGCTTCACCATCCGCCCCCTCCTACCCACCGACCGGCCGATCGAGCGGAGAATTCATACATCATGATCCACCCCAACGCCCAAGAACTCGCTGAACCCAACACGATCCTCCGCGGCGTGGTCGGCTCCACCGTCCACGGCCTGTCGGTCGCCGACCAGGACGACCGCGACGAAATGGGGATCTGTGTGGAGCCGTTCGAACACTTCTTCGGCCTGCGCCCGAAATTCGAGCAGTGGACGTACAGAACGCAACCCGAAGGGGCGCGTTCTGGACCCGGAGACCTCGACTTGACGATCTACAGCCTCGCCAAGTGGTGCAGGCTCGCGCTCAAGGGGAACCCAACGGTCCTGACCCTGCTCTTCCTGCCACCTGAGTTCGTCGTGAGTATGGACGACCGCGGCCAAGAGCTCGTCGCCATGCGGGAGGCCTTCGTGAGCCACAACCTCTTCGGCCCGTACCTCGGCTACATGATCCAGCAGCGTAAGCGCCTCACCGATAAGGTCAAGATGCCGAACCGGCCCGAGTTGATCGAACGCTACGGGTTCGACACCAAGTACGCCGGCCACATCATTCGCCTCGGCCACCAGGGAATCGAGCTCGCCACGACCGGCAAGCTGACGCTGCCTATGGCAGAGCCGGTGCGACAGCATATCATCGACATCCGCACCGGGAAGGTCACGCAGGACGAAGTCTTGCGTGAAGCTGCCGATCTCGAGCAGCGTCTCAAGACGCTCGAATCCGTGACCTCCCTTGGGCCCCCCGACGTCGAACGTGTCGAGCGCTTTGTGCTAGACTGCTACTTGCAACATCCTAAGTAGCCTCGCGCTTCCACGCTCGGCGTGCTACGATCTGCTCCCAACTCAAGGAGCCACCATGGTGTTCGCACGGATCGACAACTCAGCCCAAGGACGTCCCCGCAACGTCATTCTCCTCTCCGACGAGACTGCCTCGCGAGACAAGACTCTGGCCTACGACACCGATGTTGCGGAAGGCAGCAAGCTGGAGATTCTCTCCGTGCGCGTCGAGCTCACGACTGACATCGCTGCGACCGCGCGCCGCATCCAGCTCGAGGTTCAGGACTCAGCCGCCGATGTCGTACGTCAATTTGAATTCATCCCCACGTTCTCGACAGCGTCAAACTCGAATGTGTGGGAAGCTGCGCCGGGTCAAGTTGAACGCACCGGTGCTGATGCGGACCATGTGACACTACCGCCCGACTTCTTCCTCCTGCCAGGCCAGTCGCTCCTGATCTCGGAGGCTGACAACCAGGATGCGTCTGACACGATGGTCGTTCACGTTCTCGGTCGACTGGCGTGAAGATCCTGGCCATCACCGCGGTGCTGGCGTCCTGCACTTCAGCACCGTCACCGCGGATCCAGGCCGCGGCCAACGTCTGGCAACTCATCTGTCCGATCGGCAACGGCTCGGCCCTCCCGGTAGCGGTGACTGACGACGAGATCCTGTTCCTGACAGCGGGGCACATGGGCCAGGCCTGGGGAGGCGAATGGACCGTGAAGACGCGGGACGGCCGAACGCTCACCGGAGGCAAGGCCCTCTCGAGCCATCCAACCGAGGATGCCATGCTCATCGCCTTCTCGGCCCCTGAGAAGGCGATCCCCCTCCACGCGATCGACTACTCCCCCCTCACCCTCGGGGAGCAGGTCTACGGCGCCGGTTGGGGCGGGGGCTACGGCCTGTGGCTCACGACGGGACTCGTGTCCGATATGGACCGAGTCTCGTCAGGTATCTCCCCCGGCGACTCGGGTGGGGGGATCTTCAACACGGCCGGCGAGCTTGTCGCGATGATGCTGGGCAGCGGCCCCGCCTGCCACCACGCCTACGTCGTCCCGATGGCTGACCTACAGGAGTGGTTGCAACCACTCCTGTAGGGTGGTAGGATAGGAGTGAACCAACAGGCCCCTCTCTTCTGGAGAGATGCCATGAAATTCGCTGTGGAAACACGGCTGGAGCCCGCGCAAGCGGGCTCCATTATCACCATGCGACATCACCACCGACCTCCGTTGCAGTAAAACGGGAGCATCCGCTCCCGTCGCAGGGGGTGGTGTAGCGGTAGCATCGGTGCTTCGGACGCATCTGGCGGGGGTTCGAATCCTCTCCCCCTGACCACCACGGAAGATGGAGTTCGACTCTCCGCCCCACCCCATGGTATGTTTGGTCTAGACATGCGGGGGACTCCCTCCCGCACAGACAACAAGAAAGACAGATACCATGTTTGTCAGCATCGTTCGAGATTCCCAAGTTCTTGGGGACGCACGCCGTCACGCGTCCGTCTACGAGTGTGACCGGTACCACATCAATCCCGTCAAGGGCCGCCCGTTCGAGTTCACGATCACCATGGAAGGGCGCAAGACTGCGTGCGCTTCGTACAGCACGACCGAGAAGGATCTCGGCATCTACGCCATGAACGATCGCGGACAGACCTTCGAGACCATCTTCCGCTCACCCGCGGACTGACAACGAAAACGCTCCGGCGAGGGGGCATCGGCTGGTACTGGGACACAGTTGCCTAAACGAGCAGCCGATACGGAAGGCTGGTGAAGTCGGGTTCGTCCCGGCAGAGCACCGTAGCTGGCCGATGCGTAAAACGTAGGCGTCTCTCCACGCCAACCCTCACTGGAGCCCTTCAACAGAAGCACCATGCACCCTTCAATCGAGCATGTACTCCCTTTCTTCGATGTCTGGCATCTGCCGGGGCATCTCCAACAAGTCGGTCAGTCATTCTACAATCTCGCGCATGAAGTCGCCAACCGTGAGCCCGACAGTCCTGAGACCACGGTCGCGCTGCGCAAGCTGCTCGAAGCCAAGGACGCCGCAGTGAGGGCCGCGCTATGAAGTTCTTTGAAGGCAAGCAAAACCCTAACGACTGGGGCAACCATTACAACTGGATTGACGAGAACAACGTCTTCGTCGGTTTCGACGCTGACCACGGCTGATGTGAGAACTTCGGATGGCTCGTCGTGAACGAGCCAATGACGGAACTCAGTTGGAACAGCACCGAAGATGAAGGCGATTTCTCCGATTGGGAGAACTATGAATTCGACCCATCGTTCTTTCAAGAAGGCGAAGAGTCGGATGATGGCGGTGGATTCGCCATCTTCAAGCTGCGCCCGCGTGGCTTCTTATTTTTGACGAAGAAAACGTTGTACTTGCACATCTACAACTGGCACAACGGCTACTATGGTCACGGCTTCGAGATGAAAGTCGGCGATGAAATAAAGCATGAAGGTTGCTTGTAGTTTTCCATCAACACTATGACACACTCCAACAGACGAATCCGCTACGAAGACTTCAACTGGCGCGTCGTGACCAGCGACTCCAACCAGTCCATCTGGATCGAAAGAGCCGAGAAGGACGCTCTGGGCGAGACAACCTGGAAGTTGATCGGCGAAGAAGATCGATGCATCCTCAAGCCGCGGATGGACTCGAGTGAACTCCTCGACGTCTTCTGGGACTTGCTGGACGCTTACACGCTCGACAAGGAAGAATGAGCTACTACAACTACATCCACCACCCCCGCTACGGCCGCATCTGGTTCGCGATCACGGTGAGAAACTGGTGGTGCATGGGCAACAGCGAGAAGGAGAACCTTGAAAAGGGTCCGCTCGTAGAGATCACCACTCGAGACTACCTTCTCGCTGGTGGTGGTAAGACCATCGAAGAAGCCATCACCAACCTCCACAAACTGCTCGACTGGTACGACACCGACAACGCAGACCTCCCGGAGAACGTCAAGCCGGTGCGTCCCTCCCTTCGAAGCCGATACCGGTACTGGCGGCTGATGCACCAGATGAAACGCGACGGCAAACTCTGTCGAATCACCGAGGACACGGGCCGATGAACACCTTCCTCATCTTCGCTCGCCCGCGAAGCCGAACAGCCTGGGTCGCGAACTTCCTCACCTACGCCGACTCGTTCTGCCTCCACGAAGGGCTGGCGGACTCAAGTGGATCGCTGATCCACCTACGGACGCGGATACAAGCTCTGCCAGGCAGAGCTTGTGGCAACGCTGACACTGGGCTCATCCACATGCCCAACGAAGCGCTGCGCATCTTCCCCGAGGCGAAGCTCGTCGTCCTCACCGGCGCGAGCCTCTCCTGGAACGTCTTCGCCGAGAAGCGCCACATGCCGCTGGCACTCCGCTATCGGATCGACTCCGACTACCGGCGCACCAAGGAGCTCCTCAAGGACCGCGCGCTGTTCGTCGATGTTCACGACCTCATGTCTTCGCGTGACTCGATCGCTGCCGAAATGCTGTGGCACCACTGCACCGGCCGAATGCATGGTTTCTCTCAGGAGCGCTTCACGCTCCTGAGAGACCTCAACATCCAAGTGATCCCAGACAGCCTTGCCGCAAGGCTGCCTGTGAGGTAGTATTCCCCTGTCTTAGACTGCCGACCGCGCGAGCCCTCCTGGTCCTCTCGCGCCGCGGCCCCCGGTCGGGTTCCTCAGTCCCGACCGGGGGATCCCCCCGCGATGACAACTTGGGGCTGCTACGGGAAGAACCGTCGATAGGCGGAGGCGATCCCGCACGTTCGCTACGTGGTCATGAGCCGGGGCGCCCCGGCCAGACATTGAGGATAGTTCGAATCCCTCCGGCCCCGCCACCCTTGGGGCGTAGCTCAACTGGTAGAGCACCCGGTTGTTAGCCGGACGGTTGTGGGTTCGAAGCCTACCGCCCCAGCCATCCAAGAGTGAAGCCGGCTGGACTAGGGTCCGGCCGGCTTCTCGGGCCTCACACCCGCTATCCCCTTGCGTCAAGAGGTACTCATACCCTACCATGGGGACATGAGTGAGGCCAGCGACAGGAAGCGAACGTCTGGCGGTCCGCGCAAGCAAGTGGGCGAGACCGGTCCCAATACCAGCGGGTGCCTGAACACCGAATTCACGCGCGCTCGCAAGGCCGCGTACTGCACGGCCCTGGAAGGTGAGGCTCGAGGCCAGCGCGAAGCTGCAGCCCGAATCATCGGCGTACATCGTGCGACGGTGACGCGCCACATCCAAGATGATCCGCGGTTCGCCTCTGACGTCGAGGGTGCGATGCAGGCATTCCGCGACGGCCTCATCCAGGAAGCCTACCGCCGTGCCGTCCTCGGCACACGCAAGCCGATCTACTTCCAAGGCGTCCGCGCCAAGGACACCCTCGAAGACGGCACCATCGTCAACGCAGCGATCACGGAGTACGACACTCCGCTTTTGATCCTGCTCCTCAAAAGACACTGCCCCGAGTTCAAAGAGAAGCAAGTCGTCGAGAACCGGAATGTCAACGTCGACATGGGTCTCGCCGACATGGAGAAGATGTCCGCCGAACAGCGCGCGAAGCTACGCGAGTTGCTCGAAATGGAGGACAAAGGTGAACCCGAATGAGCCGCGTCCACAATGCCCAGAGTGTGGTCGGATCCTCCGACCAAAAGACAGCGTCATTGTCGTCAGTGATGACGACGAGCGTGACATCCCTGATGCGATGCCGGACATCCACTACCATCCGGACGTTTTCGCAGGCCTTTACTGCTCTGGTGATTGCATCCTAGACGCCATCGCTCGCGGCTGGCCTGAGTACAGGAACATGACCGAATGACCTTCCTCTCAGACATTCAAGTCAGCCGTGCAGCAGGCAAGTCCGGCGAGTGGACTCTCACCGCTGACCTCATCTACCTCGGCAACCGAGACCAGTTCTTGGTCCCGAAGGGATTCAAGACGGACTTCGCCAGCATCCCGCGCGTCTTCCAGAGCCTCATCCCCAGTCACGGCCGATTCGACGCCGCGGCCATCGTCCACGACTACCTCTACCGGCACAAGCCAAAAGTCATCGGCTACTCGGGCTGGGGCGATTACAAGCGCATCACGCGCAAGGAAGCGGATGGCGTCTTCCGCCGCATCATGAAGGAGCTCGGCGTCGGCCGAATCCGCCGCAACCTCATGTACCGCGCCGTCCGCATGGGCGGCTGGGCGCCTTGGGGCAAGAGTCGAAAGCTCCTTGGATGAGAAGCCTCTGGATCAAGCCTTTCCGATGTTGGTTCAATAGGCATATCTACGTGGCGCAGCGGTGTCGCATCTGCGGGAAGGCCGTGTCACATGGCTGACACCCAACGCACTGCACAGTGGGCGCTGGCCAACAAGACGGCCGCGAAGCGACAGCTCGACAAGCTCGACGCTGAGACCCACCTGATCGACTTCATCCAACTGATGTGGCCCGTGCTCGAGCCCGGCACGAAGTTCATCGACGGCTGGGCCATCCGCGCGATCTGCGAGCACCTGGAGGCAGTGACCGCTGGCAAGATCAACCGGCTGCTGATCAACGTGCCGCCCGGCTCTATGAAGAGCCTGACGACCAACGTCTTCTGGCCGGCGTGGGAGTGGGGGCCGAAACGGATGCCGCACACCCGGTATGTGGCAGCCGCTTATGCGGAGCAGCTCACGCTGCGGGACAACCGTAAGTGCCTCGCGCTCATGAAAAGCCCGGAGTACCAAGACTTCTGGGGCGACGTCTTCGAACTCGACAAGGATGAGCAGTCGAAGGGCAAGTTCGCCAACCTCGACATGGGGTTCAAGTTGGCCACCGCGGTCGGTGGCTCCGCCACCGGCGAACGTGGCGACCGCGTCATCATTGACGACCCGCACAACGTCAAGGACGCTGAGTCCGAGGCGAAGCGCATGGAGGCACTGTACTGGTTCACCGAGGTCATGCCTTCCCGAGTGAACAGTGAGCAGAGCGCCATTGTCATCATCATGCAGCGCGTCCACCAAGAGGACATCTCTGGGCTCATCCTCGAAGAGGAACTCGGCTACGAGCACTTGTGCATCCCGATGCACTTCGACCCGGACCATATTCACAAGTCGAACACAAGCATCGGCTGGGTAGATCCCCGTACGAAGGACGGGGATCTAATGTGGCCTGAGCTCTTTCCGCGCTCCCGCGTGGAAAGAGACGAGAAAGTCATGCGATCGGTTGGCGGCGAGTACGCCGTGGCCGGTCAGCACGAACAGCGTCCGACCCCGCGGGGCGGTGGGATGTTCCAGGAAGACGACTTCCAGTTCATCGACGTCAAGGACGTCCCGCAGAGTGGTCGTCTCGTCCGGGGCTGGGACCTCGCGGCCACCAAAGATGGCCGCGCTGCCTACACGGTCGGCCTGAAAATGCGCCGCACCAGAGATGGAAACCTCTACATCGAGGACGTGCGCCGCGCTCGCGAGACGCCGGCAGGGGTCGACAAGATGATCCTGCAGGCCGCGACGGACGATGGAACGTCCTGCGTTCAAGACCTGCCTCAGGACCCCGGCGCGGCCGGAAAGACGGTGAAAGCGCACATGGCGTTGGTTCTCGAAGGGTTCAACTTCCACATCACCACTGAGTCTGGCTCCAAGGAGGATCGCGCTCGCCCCTTGGCCTCACAGTGCGAGGCTGGTAAGATCCACCTTGTCCGTGCGCCCTGGAACAAGGAATTCCTCAAGGAAGTATGTGTCTTCCCGGCAGGCAAGTTCAAGGACCAGGTCGACGCTGCATCTCGAGCGTATGCCCGGCTCTTGAAGACGAAGCCCCGTAAAATCGCCGTTGGCCCCACCATCATCAACGCAGAATGAAGAAACCGTTCGGTGCCGGGATCATCAGCAAGATCGTCAGCGACCGGTCGATCCGTCGCGCCCGTCGCACGGTCGCGCCAACGCGGACAGCGGGCGTCGCCGGCACTCCGGTGTACGGCGGGTTCGTCGACGACTTCGAACGCGACAGGGACCTAATCGGTCGCAACCGATACCGGACCTTCTCGAACATGCTGGCGAACGTCAGCATCGTCGCCGCGGGGACGCGCTTCTTCCTGAACCTCGTCTCCAATCCGGACTGGAAGGCCAGGGTCAAGAAGGAAGACGATCGACCGCCGGACTTCGATGAGGAGAAGGCCGAAGAGCTCGCCAAGAAGACGACGCGCATCCTCAACAACATGGACACGCCCTGGAACCGCGTCGTGCGCCGCACGGCCATGTTCCGGTTCTACGGTTACTCGATCCAGGAACTCACCTTCAAGAAGATGGCCGAGGAAGAGGGGATGATCGGCCTCAAGGACATCGCGCCGCGTCCGCAGATCACCATTGAGAAGTGGGACGTCGAGGAAGACGGCGAGGTCAAGGGCGTCATCCAGCGTGCGCCGCTGACCCAGCGCGAAATCTACCTGCCGCGGAACAAGATCATCTACGCTGTTGACGACGCGCTGAGTGACAGCCCGGAAGGCCTCGGCCTCTTCCGTCACTGTGTCGAGCCAACGCGCGTGCTACAGCGCTACGAACAGCTCGAAGGCTGGGGCTTCGAGACCGACCTGCGCGGCACGCCCATCGGGCGAGCGCCCCTGCAAGCGCTCCAAGAGTTGGTGGACAATGGTGACATCTCGCCGGAGGATCGTGACGCGAAGATCCTCGGGATGACGCAGTTCATCGACAATCACATCCGCAACCCGAAGCTGGGTCTGCTCCTCGACTCGCTTGCCTATGAGTCCGCCGACGAAGCGCAGCGACCCTCGAACGTCAAACAGTGGGACCTCGAGCTGCTCAAGTCTGGTGGCACCAGCCACGCCGAGGTCGCTGTCGCGATCGAGCGCAAGATCCGGGAGATGGCGCGCGTCCTGGGAGTCGAGCATCTCCTCCTGGGCGACAACGGGGTTGGCTCCTTCGCGATGGCGAAGGACAAGAGCCACAACTTCGCTCTCATTGTCGACTCGACGCTGAAAGACCTGGTCGCCATCTACATGAAGGATGTCGTCAAGCGGATCTTCGAGCTGAATGGCTGGCCGATGAACCTGCTACCCATCCTGGTCACCGACAAGCTCAAGTTCCGGAACATCGACGAGATCACCGGCGCCTTGCGAGACATGGCCCAGGCTGGCGTGCTTCTCCACGAAGACGATCCGGCAATTTTGGAGGTCCGGGACTTGCTGGGCCTGAGCCATCCCATTACAGTCATCGACCCCGAAGACCTCGCGCTGATGGGCGGCATGAACCCACCGGACGAGTCCCAAGGCGACGAAGATTCCCTTGCTGCACGCCTAGCGCGCAGCAACGACCCCAATGACACAGGCAAAAACGACAACGACGGCAGCGACGGTGGTGCCGGCGGCGGAGGCTCACAGAACAAGCCGAGAGCGAGTGGCAGCTCTGGGAGTTAGATTTTGCAATAATAGGATTGCAGAAGCAAGAATTGACGGCACATGATAGCTGATGCTACGATCGTGGCACAGAAAGGACAGTAACAATGGTTTGGTACAATCAAGGCAAGGTGATGCTTCTCGACCCCTCCTTCGCGGGAGTGGGCGAACCCCCCCTTGCACTCCTGCTCGACAGGATTACGCCAGGGCTCATGAGGGCTGCGTACGTGGTCGACATCGACACCGACATCGACTGGGGTGACGTCGTAGTGAATACGGTCGTAGCGACAGGCTACACTGACCCTGGCAGTGGCGCAGCTCTGGAACTCGCGTCGAAGGCGACGGTGGTCGATCTCCCGAACGATCGTGCAGAGTTCGATGCGGCTGACCTAGTTTACACTGGGATCGGCAACGGCACGAATGACACGTTTGACACGGTCATCATCGCGCGTGAACTGGACGCCGGGCAAACGGACGTGAACACCCTCTTGATCGCGGTCGCTGAGGGCCTGAGCGCGACGACCACGAACGGTGGGAACATTACCCTGGTGTGGAATGTCGAAGGCATCCTCCAGATCACGGCGTAATGGATAGGTTTCGTGTAAACTTCGACAAAGCGGCCCGACACTGGATCCTGAATCGTGAGGGAGGCGGGCGCGTTGTTGCGCAACGCCTGATCCTCGAAGTCGATGCACACATGGGGTCCGGTGGCGTCTTCGTTTGCGAAGGCATCCTTCGCGCGGGCGACCTCGTCTCCGTCTCGGACAGCGACGCTGTCGTGCGCGAGCTCCGAATCGAACGGGTCAGCGACAAGCCGCGGTCCGAGCAGACGGGTCACGCGGCGCTGCCGGAGGGCTTCGTGAATAAAGGGGCCATGCGCGAATGGTGTGTCACCTTCGACGAGCCCTCGGGCGCCTGGCATGCCTACCGTCAGGACGGACTCGCGCTCGTCACCGCGAAGGCGATAGAGCTGGGCTGTCACGCAATCACCAGTGAGGGCGCCCTGCACTGTATGGCCGAGGCCCTTGTCGATGGTGCAACGCACCGTCGAGGCACGATCGGTAATGCTCAGAGCGTCCGACTCCGTACCTTGATCGTTCATGATCAGACCGTGGAGCTTCCCATCATGGCTGCACTCGGTGTTGCACGGACGCCGGGGTCGTTGTCCACCTAGCATGTACGATCCCGATGCGCCTCGTCCGCTTGCTGTTATGAACCTCAACGATTCCATGGGGTGGATCCTGAACAAGCTCAAGCTGGCGCTTGAGGCACGGGGAGACACCGTAAAAGAAGTCACCATCGGGTCGGGAAACCACAAGATCAGCGTGACGTTTGCAGAGATCGAGGCGGACGGCAACCTCAAGACCAACTGGGAACAGGCTCTCGTAGACGCCAAAGACGGAGCATTGTAAAGCCTAATGGCTGCCGGCGTTGACATTCGAGTCGTCCACACAGCAGTGGGGACCACTGGCGCCACCCAGGATATAACCGTATCCGGGTTTGGTACGCCGAAGGGTGCACTGTTCTTCTGGGGTGAGGCAACTGCAGACGGCACTACACCGATCGACGATGCCCACATTGGAATGGGCGCGACGGACTTTACCCGGGAATGGGCCTGCTCCTACTTCTCGGAGCACAATACAGACCCGTCCCAGGCGACCCACATGGGGTCGACGACCAAGTGCATCCAGTTCTCGAATAACACGGGAACCGGCGTCGAGACCAACATGGAGGCTGATGCCTCTACGATCACGGATGGGCTGCGACTGACCTGGGCCGGGACGCCTGGTGCCGCACGGCGTTTCACTGTGATCATGTTCACGGGTGACGATTGTCACGTCGAGGCGGGCACGTTCCTCAATGACTCACAGTTGGTGAATTCGGCACGGGTGATAACGCTTACGGATATGACCGTGCGGCCCGAGGTTGTCTTCATCGGTCACCCGAAAGCCAACGCATTCTCCTCGACGGTCACGGCTGATGCTGCCTGCTCCTTCGGGTTCGGTGCAGACCACTCAGGGACGATCGACCAATCTCACAAGTCGTGGACTGATCAGGACGCTCGAAATCCAGCCAACCGACACGGTGAAAATGTGGATGCGACCCACATCGCGTCTACCCCACCTTTCACTGGGAGCACCCTTATCACCGCTTGGGAGCTCACGCTGACGAGCGTCAATGGGACACCACGCGGGGTCTTCCACCTCACGAAGCGCATCACAAGTGCTACGAGCAGCTTTGGGTACTTCTGCTACTCCAGCGATGGCAACAACGGTTACGACGTAGATCAGCCTGGGCTTTTGCATACAACTGGTGCAAAGAGTTATACGGCCCCTGGATTCCAACCTCAGTTTGCGCTTCTTTTCCCAAGCCAGGTGAGCAACGCGGGTGTTTCGACGTCCGGCAACGCTGCTGGTATAGGAGTATCGGCAATCGACGAGGACACGCTGACAGAAGGCTGCCTTCACACACAATCGGATGAAACAGATCCGTCCGATTCATCCTCCGCGTTTGCCAGTGATTTCTTCTCGATCTTCAACGACACAGGAGCTCTTTCCTATGCCGGGGATTTCGATGCGTTCACCTCCACCGGGTTCGACTATACACCATCGACCACAGCTAACAACGCCAAGCCGACTCCGGTCCTCTGTATCGAGGAGACCGTCACCGGGCAAAGCGTGACCGTACCGGCCATCGCCGCGAAGGCGATAATCGTTGGACTCGACCGTACGGACCAGTCCGTCCCTGCTACCCAGCTTCCCCCGATCGCCGCGGCAGCCGCGATACTCGCACCAACGGTACGCTTCCCGCAGTCGGTGGCCGTACCAGCGGTGCCCGCAGCGACCGTGGTCGTCGCCCCGGACCGCGTCGACCAGACGGCACCGGTACCAGCGGAAGCTGCCGCGACCGCGGTCCTAGCACCGGACCGAATCGACCAGACGCTCGCGGTCGACACCATCGCGGCGGCGACTGCGATCCCTACCCCAACAGTGCTCGGCGACCAGCTTGTTTCCGTCCCGGCAGTGGGGGCAACAGCCGTGATCGTCGCGCCCACTCGCGTAGATCAGACCCTCGCAGTCGCCGCCGCGACAGCGTCGACTGTGATCCCCACGCCCATCATAAACAAGCCGGTCGACGTACCAGCGGTCGCCGCCAGTACGGCAGTCCTCGCGCCTGCGCGGGTCGACCAAACCGTGAACGTCTCCCCTGTCGCCACGGCGGCGGTGATTCCCGCCCCGACCGTTCTCGGGGACCAGCTTATTTCCGTACCAGCGGTTGCCGCTGGTACGTCAGTCCTCGCCCCAGCTCGAGTTGACCAGACTGTAGCCGTGCCCGCGGTTGCCGCGCCCACCGCGGTCCTCGCGCCGGTAATCAATAAGCCGGTGAATGTGCCGGCAGTAGCCGCCGGTACGGCAGTCCTCGCGCCTGCGCGCGTAGACCAGACGCTCAATGTAACCGCTGTTGCAGCCGCTACGGCCATCCCCGCGCCCGCTATCGACGTCTCAGCCGATCAGAATGTGTCCGTGCCGGCGGTCGCCGCGAGTGCCGTGGTCGTTGCGCCCGATCGCGTCGACCAAACCGCCGACGTCGGCGCGGTGCCCGCTGCCGCTGTGGTCGTGGCGCCTGACCGTGTCGACCAAACCGCCGACGTTGGCGCAGTGCCCGTCGCCGCTGTGATCGTTGCGCCTGATCGGGTAGATCAGACGGTCAATGCCCCATCAATTCCGGCTGGGACTGATGTACCCGCTCCCACCGTCACGGCAGACCAAGTGGTTGCGATTCCCGCCGTCGCAGCAGGTACAGCGATCCCTGCTCCCATTGTTGATGCAGGAGTCGTAGGACCCGCAATCGTCAGCCGAGACCTGCAGATCACGACTCCCACTGCGGATCTTGAGATAACTTCCGAGGGCGGAGACCTTATAGTGTAGGCTGGTGAACCAATGCCCCCTGATACCTTTAGCCTGTGTCCCCCCGAGGAGACCCTCTGTTTCACCAGGGGTGACACCTTCGTGTGGGAACGTGTCATCAAGGACGAGAACAATGTCATTGTCGACATCACCGGCTTCGCATACGAGCTAACAGTGGACTCGTTGGAGGATCCGATTGACGCGCTGACGAACATCTTCGCGATCAGTGGATCTGTCCCTGTCGGCACTGACGGTCGTGTGCTGTTCCAATTCTCTGTCGCCAACTGGGCGGCATTCACGGCAGCCATGGGCGAACCCCCGGTCTCCGCCTTCTACGACCTCGAACAGACTGATGCGGCCAGCAACCTACGGACCGTGCGAAAAGGCGAGTTCCAGGTAGAACAAGACATCAACAAGTAATGGCAACCGTCGAAATCATCATCATCAGTGGCAACAACTACGATGTGTATGGCACCGAAGCCGACATCAAGGAGTACCTTGCCGGCCGATTGGGTGTGGACGCCTATGATGCTGCGAGCTCAGGCGACCGCAAGAAGGCGCATGTCCAGGCCACGCGCTGGATCGACCGGCAGCGCTGGCAGAGTGTCCCGACCGACGTCGCCACTCCGCAGCCGCTTGAGTTCCCGCGCGTCGCGCTCACCGACTGCAACGGGACGCTCATCCTTGACACGGTGGTGCCAGACGAAGTGTGCTGGGCGACAGCCGAATTGGTCAACATCATTCTCGGCACGCCTACGGCCAGCGACAAAGGCAGCACGGCCAAGAACGTCAAGAAGGTCGGCGCGGGCTCTGCTGCGGTCGAGTTCTTCCGCGCTGGTGACTCGGAAGGCCGAAAGGGTACCCCACTGCCCACCGCGGCGTGGGACCTGGTGAAGTGCTTCTCCGGCTCCGGCACCGGAGCGAACTCCGGCAGCATCGCCAGCGGGACCTGCGACCCGTCGCAATTCGACGACTGTGACCGCTACGATCTCCGCCAGGGCGAAGGCTTTCCCTGATGACTGTAGTCCTCTACATCCCTTGCAACGGCATGGCAAACTCTTGGGCTCGTTGCCAGCTCTGCGGTGCTCAAATCGAGTGCAGTTCTGGCCGTTGCTATGCCTTGGTTCCAATCCAGATGAGCGCAGGTGGCCATGGGGACTGAACTTTTCAAGGAGTTCGGCGTCGACATCGCAGCCGAGATACTGGACGGTCTCGGCCCCGGCATACCCGCGGTGACCCTGATCAAGCGTACCCTCGGCGCAGAGGATCCTACCGACCTTACGGCTGGTCGACCGATCCCCGATACCCCACACGTTGCGAAGGGATTCCTCGACACAT